AATCCATTTTTTTAAAAAAAAATTTTTTTATTTTAGGCAACTTTTTACGCCATATTTCCATTTTTTAAATAATGTAATTTATATTTAAGCTCTAATGCACTACCCTCAAATGAACCCAACCCCTTATTTATAAGTACTCTCCTTCGATTAAAAGTTTTTTAAAAATAAGTGCTAAAAAATTAGGATAATCCAGATATTCGTTTTATATTTGCATTGTTATATTAGTTCAACTACTAATTACAACTTGGTTAATAGCATCTATCCTTATAGAAAGCACAAGTTCAGACGTTGGGTTATAGACTATGCTCTTGAGATAACAGAGAAACATAATGGTTGAAATGTCCCCGATAATAACAAAAATTGCCTGTATATAAAACTTAGGAAGGAATAATACTAAGGGTTGATATAGACGTACCTTCAAGGGTGTAACCACGTAAGTGGTGACGTACAGTGAGTAGAAGTTACAGGTTAATAACGGAGTTACGAGAGTATCTCTCAAGAAAGACAAAATTTCCAGGGGGATAGGTATACCTAGGAACTAACAAAACAAAAGATTATGGAATTAAACTTATTACAACCAACGCTTAGTAGTACAGCTAGTAAAGAAACTACTGAGCTACAATTTTACAGGTATTACTTACTTATTTTAAATGAAACGCAAAACATACTAACAGACAAGCAACTTGACATGACAGCATATTTAATGTCTAAAGGTACGGAGTTTAAATGTAAGGGAGTAGGTGTTTTAGATGAGATAAGTAAAGAAATGTATATGAGTAAGCAGCATATAGCTAATGTTAGAAAGCAACTTATTAAAAAGCAAATCATAGGTGAAGATGGTACTTTATCTAGAATATTTTCTCCTTTAGTACATTTAATAGCGCAAAAAAAAGAAATTAAATTAACATTACCAATAAAGATTAAACAATGAATACAAGTATAAGAGATGAAATTGATGACTTATATAGAGAGTATCAATTAGACCATCAAGCAATACCTACAATATTAGTTATGGATCATTATGACTATTTAGCTTTAAAAACAGAGTTAGGTTTAAACTTTCTTCAGGATATACAATTTTACCATGGTATGGTAATAAATATAGTAGAGAACGGAGATACAAGATTAGAAAATTATGAAACTTACCAACCAACAGACAATTATTACTTTGGTGACTAAGGAAACTGGTTATTCTAAAGAATTAGTAGAAGTTGTATATAGTAACTTTTACAAAACGCTCAGATATTACCTAACCAACAGGGTAGCTGACGTAATTAAATTAGAAAAATTTTTAAAATTTAAAGACAATGAAAAAGAACAACATGCTAGATGGTCTTCATCTAGGGGAAGTAGCTGATCAAAGAGATTATGTAGATGATCAAGTATTTACTACCCAAGATATACAAGATGTTAAGGAATATAATGCCAACATCAAAAACATTGACCCTATGTATAAGGGATTAAATAGCGTAAACTACTCTTTGCTAGTAAGAGCTTATAAGACTGAGCCAGAAGAAAGAGATGGAGTTTTTGTACCACCACTAAGGCTAATAGAGATTCCAACACATGCAGGGCATGGCAAATGGACTACAGTATCTGATCCTTGGTTGTTTAGTCAAAAAGCAGTAGCAGTATCTAACTTAAAAACAGATGCTATTGATATTAAAGCAGGAGATGAAATTATAATTGGCAAAGCAATGATACAGATTACGCCTTCAGGTAACGCAGACGAAGCTACATTAAATCTAACTAACAGCTTTATTCACCCAGAGTCAGGGCTTGAAGGTATGCCGACAGATTCAACTAACCCTCATCACGGTTATTTTTTAGTTCCTTTATCACAACTACTATTTACATGTACGACAAGCTAAAACACGCTTGGTATAACCCTAAAGACGTATTGTATTTTATCCAAGGATGTTTGCATTACGCTTTTAGGTATATAACAGGTAAGACAATAAACAGAAAAGAATATTTAAGAAAAAAGACAGGGGCTAAGGAATGCTTTGAAAATGGACCATGTTTAGAATGTGGATGCGACACAGACTTGATGTTACTCTCATCTAAACCATGTCCTAAAAGAAAGTACTACCCCTACGAAAAATCATGTTATTAATATGTGGGACAAAACAATACAAGACTTAGGGGATGTACAATCAGGCAGTCCAATACCAGTTGTATTTACCTATACAGGACCTCTAACAATAAAATCAGTAAAGACTTCATGTGGGTGTACGGTAGCTGAGTATCCTAAAACAGAAACAGGGTATGTAATAACAGCTAGTTTTACACCAAGAAGCAACAGTAGAGTATATAAGAAAAATGGTACTATAACAGTGACTTTTTCTGATAATACAATTCAACATTTAAAATTTCAATCAAATGTACAGACAGGAGATAATTAATCAGATAGAGTGGAAGACAGACAGTATTGCAAATACAAAACAGACAATTAAATCTTTTTTTTTGGGATGGAATTATAAAAGTGTAGTAAATTCTACTAAAAATAAAAACTGGGAAGTACTATCAGATAAAGATAAAAAGAATACAGGAGAAATAAAAGGGTTTACTAATGCAAGCTATTAGACCGTGGTCTCCTGACACAAATTGTTGGGAAGTTAACCCTCAATTTGTTATGATAAAGCCTTATTCAGAGTTACATGCTACTGACGAAGGTGGAGAGCTTTCAAGTAAATATATGTGGATGATTATTCTAATGGAAGAGAATGACGAGGAAATAAATCCTCAGTACTCATTACCAGAGGAAGTAAGGATAGACAATGCAAAAGATAAGTTCTTTCCTAATTTTAATATAGATTTTCCTTTATATATAGTAGGAAGAGGCGAGTATACAGATCTAACAATGACCTTTGCACAAAGAGCTGTAAAGAAACACCAAGATCAGATTAAAAGATACCAAAAGTTTATAGATGGTACTACTCTAACTCTAGATACTGTAGATGAAACTAATAAAGTAAGAGTTATACCAGGAACTATAAAGCAGGTAGCAACTTTATCTAAGACCATAGCAAGTTTGTTTAAAGAATTAAAAGACTTAGAAGAAATGTGGCAGTTAGAAAAAGCAGAAGCTCAACTAAAGGGCGGTAGAAAGCTTACAGCTAGTGAAAGAGGGCTTATCTAATAAATATAAATTTATGGTAACTATACCAGCAGAAATAACAAAAGTACAAAGATTAAAAAATAGAACAGTAAATATATCGTTTAATACAGATGAACTAGAGCCTAATGTAGCAGGAGAAATACTAGGAATGAGTGACTTCTGTTATATAACAATGAAACCAGAAGTTTTTACAGCAAAGGAGCTTAGTGAGTTAGATGAAATGAAATCAGATACAACGTTTGGTAAGACTTTATCTAAAAGAATGAGAAATACCTTATACGTAGTATACAAAAACAATAACATAGATGAATCTTTTGAAACATACTATGCAAAAAGAATGGAACAACTTATGGATTTACTAAAAGAAGAAATAGACTCATGATAGTAATAGCAGGCGCGGAATGGTGTAGCCCATGTAGAACAGCTAAAGAACAAATAGGAAAAATAGCTTACATACTAGGAATACAACTAGGAGTAGAAGATATGGGCAAGAGAGAAAACTTTAATGAGAACAAAGGTAGATTAGAAGACCAAGGTTACGTATTTACACGTAAGGGCATACCTGCGTTTTTTAAAAATAAAAAGCAAATAGATCCTCCTATAACACTTAGGCATGAGCATATAGAAGAGTGGTTAAGAAAGTACTCTTAAGATTACACTTTGTGCAGAGAGGGTTTAAGATTGTACCCTTGTAAATAAAGACAATCCAATAGGTGAATTGGGGAGGGAGCCCGAAGCTCTCTCTTCTTTTTAAACTAGAATAGCGTATGACAGAATATAAACATTGGACTTGTGGTCAGCCTAATTGGGTAAAAATAGATAATATAAAAGCATTTAACTTAGATGAAATAAAAATATTTCACCCTAGTGACCCAAGATACATAGAATATTGGCAACAAGAAAAAAAATACTGTATAGAAGGTAAATGGACACAGCAGTTTGGTAAATGGATGCATATGCCAGGTTGTTTGTACTTTTATGGTAAATTTGGTATTATTGTAGATACTAACAAGTTTACTAAAGTAACTAAGAAGACTGCACCAAAGATACAAGACTTAGAGTGGGAACAAGCTTTTCATCATTGGGAAGCAAGGGGGTTTTCAGGATATAAGAATGATGATGAGTATACTTCTGATAGTTTGTATTTTGATTATGTAGAAAAAGGAGTTCCTAACACTGCAGAGTTTGAAGACATGGATCCAGACTTAAAAGAAGCATTACTAAATGTAATAAACAAAAAAGGAAAGTTAAAGAAATACTTACCCCCAAGACAAAACCTTAGAAGAGTAACTGACGAACCGTTAGGAATACCTTTGTTTCAAAACCCAGCTAGTAACCAGTTTGTATTTGGATCAAGGGGTTCAGGTAAAAGTTTTTTTTCTGCAATAGCAGTTAACCTTTATCAGATATGCTTTGATGGAGCAGTAAAGTATGACAAAGAAGTTGTACAAAAAATAGAAATAGCTATAGGATCTGGGCAGACAGATAAATCTGGTGAACTTATACAGAAGCTTGTAGATGCAATGAATGAGTTTGCAACTAACCCAAGGCTAGGAGTATGGGGGCAACAAGGTGGTTCGGATTGGACTCCTAACCCATTCTACAGAGATATGAATGGTCCTATCAAGCCAGGTAACAAACAAGTTGGTGGTTGGGCACACTTATATGAGCAAAAGATTAATGGTAGTTGGGTAGGTGGTTTTGGTACAGGTACAAGAATGTTTCATGTATCTTATTCATCTAACAAGAAAGACGGAGCAGAAGCAGCAGCAGGAGGTCGTTATAACGTAAGTACCTTTGAGGAGGTTGGATTAAGTGATAACGTTATAGAAGTATGGAACTCTAATAAAGCAACAGTAACAAGAAATGGTGTACAGTTTGGGATACAGTATCTACTAGGTACATCAGGAAACGTAGAGTTAGTATTGCAGTCAAAAGAAATGTTTACTAACCCTGCACAATTTAATATAGTAGAATATGAAGACGTTTGGGAGAACACTGGTAATATAGGGTTTTTTATTCCTGCATACATGACTTATAGACAGTTTAAGGATAGAAATGGTAATACAGATGTAAAAGCAGCACGAGAACATTGGTTAAGTGAGTATATGGAAGCAGCACAGTCTGCAAATCCCAAAACACTTAGAATGCACTGTATGAACTACCCTGATATACCATCACACATGTGGGTTACAGATGCACAGTATTTACTACCATATGAAGAAGCAGTAGAAAGGGAGAGACAATTAATGGACAGAAAGCTCTATCAAACTATTGGTACAGCTATAGAGTTAAGGTGGGATAGTGCTAAACCTAACGGAGTAACTTATGATATAGTGCATAATCCTAATCCTTTTTATGATTTTCCAATTAGAAAAGACATGGAAAGAATGGATGGTGAAGTAATGATGTACCAGCCACCGCAAGAAGTTAGAGGTTCAGTACCTAACGATATGTATTTTTTTGTACATGATCCTTATGTATCAGATAACCAAGAAGACGGAGCATCGTTAGGAGTAACCTATGGATTTTTAAATCCTAAGTACAGTGTTACACATGATGGTAACCAACTAGTTTGTTCTTACATAGGTAAACCTAAAGGAGGTAAGAAACAATACTATCAGAATTTAGAAAAGTTGTTAGCATTCTATGGTAACCCATTTAGAGGGTTAGTATATGAAGCAAACAGAGGGGAATTTTGTAGGTCTTACTTTGAGAAAAAGAGTAAGTTACATTTACTAGCATTAAGACCCCAGCATGCAAAAGGAGACAGTATCTACGAAAAGAAAGTAACCCAGTTTGGGTATATGGTAGGTGCTAGAGGAGCTATAGGTAAAATGACAATGGTAGATGATACAAATGACTTATTACTTACTGACGTAACACGAGGTAACGGAGAAGTTAAATTAATAGAAACACTACCTTGTATATTTTTAGTACGGCAAATTGCTCAGTTTACACTAGATGGTAACTTTGATGCAGTATCATCGTTAATACTAGTTCCTACATTTTTATCAGAACAAGAATCTTTTATGACACAAGTCAGAAGAAAAAAAGAATCAAACAGATTACAGTTTTTATCAACAAATAGCGCAATACATGACCAGAATCATAGACACAAAAAAAGAAGTATTAGTAGGCTTGTCTAAGGCTGCCGATGTAGTATCCTCAACAATGGGTGCTCACGGTAAATACGTTTTAATTAACAGAAATGGATATTCTAGATTTACTAAAGATGGAGTATCAGTAGCAAGAGAAATAAAGTTAAGAAACCCTATAGAAGATATAGGTGCTCAGTTAGTAATTAACTCAGCTCAGAAAACAGTAGAAGAATGTGGTGATGGTACTACATCAACGTCAGTATTATTAAAAGCAATGGCTAATAGGGAAATCCCTAGTAATACAAGAGAGTATGTAACTACATTGCAAACAGAAATAGCAACAGTAATAGATAAAGTTCTAGAAAGCTCAAAAGAACTTACTACACTAGATGAACTAGAGGCAATTGCATCTACGTCAGGTAACTCTAAAGAAGTAGGAAAAATACTAAAGACAGTATACGAGCAAGTAGGTCTAGAGTCTAGAGTAACACTAGAAGAAGATGAAGAGTCTATTGAGACTTACTACGAAGTAGCAAGTGGTGTAGAATTTATTGGTAACACAGGGTATATCTCTGAAAAGTTTAAGAATCAACGTAATGGGTACTGTAACCTAGAAAACGCTTTAGTTGTTATCGATGAAAACAAATCGTCTGATCCATCCTTATACATACAAGCTATAGAGCACGCTAATAAATTAAATGCACCATTAGTAATTATTTCTCCAGGATTTTCTCCTGCAGTTATATCTACTGTTTACGGTAACATGACTAAAGGACTAAAAGCTTGTTTAGTTAAAGCTCCAGGTTGGGGTAGAAATATGGTAGAGAATTATAGAGATATAGAAGCACTACGTAATGAGCAAGGGTTGGTTGATAAGATTATTATAACTCCAGTAGCATTTACTATTTTTACAGAAAGTAAAGAAGGTATAGAAAAAAGAATAGCGGAAGTAGAAGCAACGTTTGATGGGTATATAGAAGACCACGAAAAAAGATTTGCTGAGATTAGAATAAATAAGTTAAGAGGCTCTACTGCTATTATTTATGTAGGAGGTGCAACCGAAAAGAACAGACAGGAAGAATACGATAGGATAGAAGATGCCCTAGGAGCCGTACAGGCTGCCATAGAGGGAGGATATGTTAAGGGGGGAGGTATAGCCCTAGCAGAGGCTGCAAAAGGCTCTCTAATCGAAGATATAGGCTTTGCACCTGCATATCAAATTAAAAGTAATGCTGAATTAGAACAGACTGTAGAAGAAATTAACGTTTTAACCAAAAAGGCATGTAACTTATTAGAAGAAGGTATTATAGATCCAACACGAGTAATAGTACAATCTTTAAAAAATGCATTTGCATCATATGAGCTACTCCTAAACACAAATTATATAATAAATAATGAAGGCATTTAAAAATACGGAAATACCGTTAAACTTAAAAGTACCAGACTCTAAGAAAACTAAAGACTGGTATGTAGACTATATGGAATATTGTGTTCCCTATAAAGATAGTTATGTAGATGACTATGATAGATTACATAAAAATTACCAAATATATAACGGTGACCTTAGTAGTATAAAAGAAGAAACTAAGAAAATATGTAACCCACTAGGTGTATATACCGACTTTAATGTAGAAGAAGATTTAATATCTTATCCAAAACTACATAACCTAGTTAACATATTAAAAGGAGAGAAGCTTAAGAGGGTAGAAGACTTTAAAGTAATGATCTTATCTGCTAAAGCAATAAAAGATAAGAATGAAAAGCTTTTAGCTGCACTTACAGCCTCGGTTGAGGAAAAGGTAGCTATAAAGATACAGGAAATGCAAGGTAAGATGGCTGGAATGAAGCCTACAGAGATAGATCAAATGATCCAAGAGCTTACTACACAAGAGCAGCCTGAAGATATTAATGCAAAAAACTTTAGCTCTGAGTGGGAAATATTTTACTCACATGCACTTAAGTTCTGTAAAGCTACTCAAGACACTAAAGCCAAAGAGCTAGATACAATAGCAGATCTTATTATAAATGATAGATGCTTTATTCACTCTGGCTGGAAACATGGAGCACCTATGGTAGAAGTGTGGAACCCAATGAATACTAAGTTTCATAAATCACCTAATGAACCTAGAATACACAAAGGAGATTGGATTGCACATATAGATACTATTACACCAGCACAAGCTATAGAAGAATATATAGACGTACTTAGTGATGAAGAAATAGCAGATTATTCTTTTATCAATGCATCAATTAGAGATAAACGTAATAGTTTAGGGGTAGGATCTAGGAATATACAGAACACAGAAAAAGACTATTCTATACTAGAAGATTTTTATGACGATGCTAGAGGTAAAAGAGAAAAGACTGATGGGCTTTATCAAACAACAGGACATAGAGATGATCAGTTAGTAACTAGAACTCGATTTGAGTTTAAAGCGTTTAAGCCTGTATACTTTATGTCTTATATTAATGAATTAGGAGAAAAAGTAACATTACTAGTTAGAAACGATTTTGATATACCTAAAACTGCAGAAAAAGTTAAGTTTACAAACAAATTTGGACATAAGACACATAAGTTTGTGTGGATGGATGAAGATTCAGAATACTCAGTAGAGCCGTTATGGGTTCCACGTAAGTATGAAGTAACTAGATTAGACTCTAACAAATTTGTAAAGTATAGAGAAGTACCTTATCAAGTAACTAATTTAGAAAATCCATTTTCTAATTTTTCATTGTCTACCAAAGGTATAGTATTAACTGCTAGAAACGCAGCTTCTGTGTCTATGTTTGAAAGAGCATTGCCGTTATACTTGCAATATTTATTTATTAAAAATATACAAAATAGAGAGTTATCAAAATACGAAGGGTATGTACAAAACATAGACATAGACCAAATACCAGAATCACTAGGTAAAGATGTAGATGGAGAAACAATAAATGACCCACTAAAGGTTGCATTAGTATACCAAAGGTACTTAGGTAAAAACTTTTACTCAGGGTCGCAAGTTGGAGTGTCTGGCTTACCAAATCCCCAAAGAACACCTGGAGGGCATGGGATGATGTTATCAACAGCTAACGAAATATATCTACTACAACAATTACTAGAGTTGCTAGAAAGAGAAATGTCTATGGCGATGGGTATTAGCCCACAAAGACAAGCAGCATTTAGTTCAGGAAGTAATGTGGCTGATAATAGACAAGCAATTGCACAGTCTCACCATATTACAGAGCCTTTGTTTTTTGCACACTCTCAAATATGGGCAGATGTATTTAATGATTATTTAATTAACTTTAGAACTTTTGCAGAAAGAGTATTACTTGAAGATGAAGAAGAACACTCATTAGAGTATCTACTTGAAGATGGAACTAGAGAATTATTTAAGATAAGCCATAAATCTGTAGAAATGCTAAACACAATGGTATTTGTTACTAATACTGGAAACAATATTGAGTATCAAAACTATATGAAGCAAAACTCTCAAGCGTTTTCGCAGAATCCACAAGGAATGGCTGCAGTATCTACGTTATTAAAATCAATTACGTCAGGTCAATCAGCTGAAGAAACTCATAAGTTAATTCAAGTAGAAGTACAAAAGCAACAAGAAAGAGCGCAAGCACAGCAACAAGCTAGTATGGAGTCACAAGAAAAAATGGCACAAATGCAAAAAGAGCAAGTTGAAGATTCACAAGCTCATGAAGTACAGTTAATGGGAATGCGTAATGCATCTAGTGAAAAGATAGCTGCCATGAATAACACAGCTAGAGCTGAAGATAAAGATGCTGATAATGATGGAGTACCTGATTATATGGAAGTGCTTAAATTAGGGCAAGACGCTGACATTAAAACTAGAGAATTAAACATTAAAGAAAGAGATATGGATATTAAAGAATCTAAACTTCAGAATGAAAAAGTTCTAAAAGAAAAGGACATTGAGTCTAAAGAAAGGATTGCAACTTCCAAATCTAAATCGGAAACTAATTAATTTTAAATATTTTTTAATTAAATATAACTATGTATGAAACTTCAGAAAGTATCTAATTTACATTTTGAAGTTTCAACATATGTTAGTATATTTGTAGAACATAAAAAGAAAAATTATGGCTAAAACGTTTGAGGTCCCTGCTATGGATGACCTACTTGACAATGAAAATGTCGAAATTATATCTGATCCAGATTTCTATAAAGTAGAAACAGAAGGAGAGGATTCCACCCCAGTACAAGAATCAACGTATGATCCTGCTGGAGAAAATGTACAAGAAGAAGAAGAAGTTGATGTTAACGATGCTCCTGAACAAGTAGAAGAAGATCCTACCGCAGTAGGTACTTATAAAACTTTACTTGACAAAGGTTATATTACAGACAGAGATGACTTTGATGGTACATTTGAAAAACTTGATGAAATTTTTGAAGAGATTCCTGAAAGTGTAAAAGATAACTTACTATCTAATACCAATGAAAAAGGTAAACAGATAATGGAGTATATTATGAATAAAGGTCACGAACTTACTGATCAAGATGTAGTTGGATTTTTAAACTTATATAACCAACCAGTATCAGTTGACTCTTTAGAAGGTGCAAGAGAAATAGTAAGTAACCATCTAAAAGCTCAAGGGCTTGATGATGATCTAATAGAGTCTAACATTGACCTATTAGAATCAAGAGATGAAGAAGGTAAGGCATTAAAAGAACTAGCTTCTAAATACCAAAAAGCATCTCAGACTACACCTGATGAAATCTTGGAACAACAAAGGTTACAAGAGATGGAGCAACAGGAAGCTCAACGAGAATTTACTACTAGTCTATATGATACTATAGATAATAATAAATTTCCTAAAAGAACAAAGGAGGCTATTAAAGCTAACTATAGAAGTAATGCATATGTAGAAAGATTTACAGAAGCATTTACTAATCCTGAATCATTAGTACAGTTAATTACATTAAGTCAGTACTATGATGCTAAAACTAAAACATTTGACCTTACAGAGTTTGCAAAAGTTGCAGCCTCTAAACAGGTAGAAAAATTAAAAGACAATTCTATTAGACAGAATTACAGCTCCTCGTCACGAAAAAGCTCTGGAACTAAGCGTAACAAAAACCTAATGGATGATGTTCAATTTGTTAATCCTTAAATAAATAATTATAATGAGTACATTTAGAAAAACTGCATTAGAGTTTACAAGAAGAGAAACTCTAGGAGGTTCATTTCAAGACTCGTTTTCACACGCGCAGATGTTTAAAAAGTACGGACCTCATAACTTCGGTGTTAGAGGAGCGCAACTTTTTTCATCTAAGCCAGGAACACACCTATTAAACAAAAAATTCCTTTATATGACTAAAGGAAATAATAATGTTCATACACTCCGACCAGGGGTTGATGATTATAAGTGGGCTTTAATTAGTGAAACTGAGACTTCATTTACTATCACAGACGTATTAGTACCTCTTGATAGTAAGCCAGGAAGAGGAGGAATGTCATTTATGATCGGTCTTGATACACCGAACGTACATGAGCCAACTGTTCTTAAAACAGAAAGTGCTGATGCTCCTATGCTAAAGATAGTAGGACACGGTAAAAGAGTATCTGATAATAACTACCACTACGTAGTTGAGTTACAAGATGGAGATCCAAATTCTTGGGTAGACATTAAGTACATTATGCCAGGTAGAAAAGTTATTGATGCAACTACACAAGTAGCAACAGAGCTTAACACAAAATATTCTGCACCTATCTTTAACCAAATGTTTGAATTGTCATCTGTGACAGGAGCATTTGCAAGAAAGGTAGAGGTAACTGACAAATTTATCAGACTAGAAATGGGATGTAGAGATGGAGGTTCTTCTGCAGGTATGTCTTATTCAGACGGAACAGGTACTCACACTGGAGAAGCTCTAGGAGTTGGGTACATGTATTACTCTGAACTAAAGAATCTAGGAAACACAGGTAAAGGTGGACAGTCTACGAAAGTAATGGCTGGAACATATATTACTAAGATGGAAGGAATCCTTGAAGAAAGAATCCACAGAGATTTAGAATTCAGCATGGAATGGGGTCGTTTACAGTTTTCTCAAGATCATGATTCAGGAAGACCAATCAAAACTCCTCCAGGATGGAGACAGTTAGTGAAAGATGGTAACTTCTACTCACACAACGGTTCATTAACTCTTTCAGATCTTTCTGAATACTTAATGTCTGTATTTATCACAAGACGTGATTTCTCTGATAGATTGATTATTCTTTCTACAGGTGAAGCAGGTGTTGATTTCTTCCACAGACTAATTGCTAAGGAAGCTTCTCAATTCCAATACGTTACTGTTGATGATAAATTTATCCGTAATGTTGATTCAAGATTTCACCAGAACGCATTAGAGTACGGATCACAGTTTACTTCTATTAGACTAACAAATGGTCTAGTAATTCAAGTACAACATGACCCAATCAAAGATGACAGAAACTTATTCCCAGAAATGGCTCCAGGAGTTGATAGAACTTTAGAGTCATACGCTTATGATATCTTTGATTTTGGTGCAACTGATCAAAAAGCTGCAGCAGCAAACAATGCAAACATTACATGTGTTCAAGAAGGTGGAGTAGAATCATACTACACTGTTTCTAACATATATGACCCTGTAACAGGTGCTATTACTGACGGTTCAAATGCTTACTCAAACAACAAAAAAATGGGTATGTACAGAGAAATGTCTGGTGGACTTTGTGTATGGGATACAGAAAGAATTGGTAGAGTAGAATTCGATCCTACACTAGCATATTAAAATTCGCTATCTGTTTTTGATTATATATAGATGATCAAACTGGAGATTGGTTGTAGGTGACAACATTAAAAAGGAACCTATTTTTTTTAATTTAACCACGAAAAAGTTAAAATGATATGAAAAATCATGTATTATTCGTTAACCCTGTACAAGGAACAAGTGTACAAGGAAGACACACAAGACAGTATAAAACATTTGATCCTGTTACAGGTGAAGAAGTAAATAGTTCTCCACTAAATCAATCAAGAGGTTCAAAAGTTCACGATATTTATAAGTTCAAAGCAGATTACGCTAAACGTAGATTAATCACTGGGCTAGATGAATTAGTTGAAAATCCTTTTAAAGGTAAAAAAGCAACAGAGTTGCAAGTAGAATTTGGTCTATCTAAACTATGGGATTCTTTATTAGACTCATTAGTAGGAGAAGATAAAATTTCTAAACAAAGAGAATACGAAGTAAGAGATGGAGTAGATCCAGATTTTTATACTTCAGAAATGAAAGGTTCTACCTTATTAAGTGCTGGAAAAGGAACGCATTTAGATGCAGAAGTTCCAACATACTTACAGAACTTTAAGTTAGTATTATATCCTAGAACAAATAGATTTTCTAGTGATACCCCACGAGGGAGGTTGTCAATGCAACTTATAAAAAATCACAATAGAATTGCAGAGTCAATAGATGACATTAATCCTGTTAGTCACAGATTTTTTATCTCAGAAGAAAATGAGGCACAAGAAAGAAAGATTAAGAGGAGAGAAGTTATAACTGAAGCAGCATATAACTATGAAACTCTAAAGCGTAAGTTTGAAGCTTATGATAGATACAAAGCAGCTATTATTCTTAAAGATAATGTTGGAAACAATATACTAAAAGGTAAAGCTACAGATGATAAAGTAAAAGAAGTTTTACTTGAGTATATTTCTAGCTCTAACAGACATCAACTTGCTAACAGCGAAAGGTTGACTAGTTTAGTAGAAAGAATGTCAGTTGCTGAAGAATCTTATAAAATAGATATTGAGTACTTGATACAGCAAGCTCTTAACGGTAATGTTATTACTGCAAGAGACGGTAGATATACTTGGCATTCACAAATACAAGATCCTAATGTTGGAGAATTTACTTCATCTTTAACATTTAAAAACTTTATGTTATCAGAATATGAAAACTACTCAGAAAAGAGTGAATCACAAAACTGGTATAAAATTTTATTTGACGAAGTGAAATCTAAAAACATTTGGGTAGAATAATATGGATGCATTAATTGAAAGAGTACACGTATTAGTAAAAGCAAAGGTAGAAAAATTAGATTCTAATTCTAGATATGATTTACCTCCTGCTATAATAGATGAATTGATTAACATTAGTCAAGACAACTACGTAGATGCTGCTTTTGCAGGTACTGCACTTACTCAAGGTATGGGCTTTGAAGCTACACAAATGAGAATAGATATGATATCTAATCTTTTAGTAAAGCAACCAGAGCAAGCACCTTTGACTCCATTAGCTCACAAAGATGGTGTATTTGAAATACCATTTACTTTTTTAGAGCACAAGTACAGGCATTTAGTTAGAGTTAGTATTAATACTGACTGTGGACCTATTAACTTAAATTTAGATAAGCACACACAACTAAATACTATTTTAGGAGACGCATTTTCTAAGCCTTCTAGAAAGTGGAAAAGAATTCCATTTACTATTGCAAGGGCTAGTACAGGCTTAGGCTCTTCTATATATTTATATACAAATAACAAATTTACAATCTCAACAGTTGATGTTGAGTATATTAAACAACCAAGAAGAGCATTTATAGGAGGCTATAATAGTATAGAATCTAGTAAAGGCTTAGATGGTTATTCTTTAACAGACAACGCTGTTAACCCAGAAATAGATGAAACATTCATTGATGTTCTAGTTAACTTTGTTGTTCGAGAATGGGAAGCTATGCAGACTACAGATTATCAAGTAGCTCAAAATCAAATAGTTTCTAATTTATAATTTCAAATTAATATTTTTAAAATGACACAATTTAAAAGAAGTAACAAGCGTGATATAGAAGAAATTCTAGTATCTAAACCTCAAGCTTTTTCTAAAAATCAAGCAGTACTAGGTGCAAGCAATGTAAACTTGGCTGACGGTCAGTTCGGAGTTGCTTCCGCAGATTTTTATGGGACAGTAGCAGCTAACAATTTTCTAGCTGGTGGTGAGGTAGCAAGTAACGTAAGAGCAATTAGAGTAATGCAAGGAACTCCTGCAAGCTCAAACTTAGCTCTTGCAGATCCTTGGAAAGTAGCAGATCCAGTATATGTATCTTCTGATGATATTCAGAAAGATAATGTACGATCATTAACTATTACTAAACCTAGAACAGCAGTTTATTCTGCAGTTTCTTGTTCTGATTTTCCAGCTCCTGTTGATAGTACTGAATACGGTATTATAGTTGAGATGGATTCTGCTCAGATAGAGAAGACTCACGGATTTAACTCTAACTCAGTAACAAGTAAAATTCTTGCTCCTGACTTTACAGCTTTAGGTACAGTTAATGCTAAGGATTACGTTATCCAAAACATGCTTTATAAATTAAACCGTAGCTCTTTTACTTTTTCAGGAGAGAACGGAGACATGAAAGGAAAGAAGCCTTTTGTAGCTTTAGCAGTAAATATTGCAGGTACAGTTTCAGGTGGAGTAGCAATTGGTAGTATTGCAGCAGGAGATTCTGTTCCATTTATGGATTATAAAGGTATTACATCTTCAGTAACAATAACACCAGAAATGGTTGCAGGTCTTGCTAAACTTCTTAAGCTTCAAGCTGAAGACGTAGCAGCAGGTAAGGCTACAGAAGCAATTGATATTGCTACTACTGTTGAAGTAATTGATCTTACTACTGCAGGTGCTGCAGCTAAGGTTGATGCTTTTATTGTATTAGGAGAAAGAGATTCTATTCCTTTAGGAGTAAATACTAACCCTAAGACTACAGTTGACATTACTGTAAACTTAACTGACGGTTTCAGAGTATCAGAAGGATTTAGTTCAACTAAAGCTGGTAACGAAGAAGCTGTAAACATGAATTGGGATATGGCTAACAGAAGAAGTGCACAAAGAAATGTACACAATCTTTTTGTAGCAACAGATTATCCTTCATTTAATGTTGTTGAAGGTTACAACTATGTAGCTGAAAACACACCATATACTTCAGCTATTCTTGATTATGTTGATTTTGAAGAAACTCTTACTAGAAAAGAAGTTTCTCCTAAGCAACTAGTTATGTTAATGCCTGCAGCTATGGATGCAACTGCTGATGTAGACGCAGTACTAACAGCATATACTGCTGATAATGCTGATCTTTTCCCAGTTATATCTGTAAGTGCAGATGGAGCTACTTTAAACACACCTTTCAAAACTGACTTTGATGCAGTTCTTGGAGTTTGGGTTGCAAGTACAGATGCTGTCGTAACAGGAGCACTCTAGACTTTATAAAATAATTAATGCAAGTGTATCTTTAATCGGATATGCTTGCATTTTTTTAATGTAAAGTTACAATATATTTTTTCTTAGATTTAAACGTTTATCTGAATGGATATTAAAAAGGTTTTCATAAAAGTCTTTAAGTCTCAAAATACAATCTTTGGAAGAAAAGATATTAGAGGGTCTAAGGAAACAACAGGAGGTTTAGCAAATTATAATCAAAGTTTCATTGGTTTAGTAGATAAAGCAATGGAGTTTTTAGGTTATGGTACTGCTAATGACTATGCTGTAGAAAAAATTGAAATACCTTTATCAGCCTTTGCTGTAACAAATGATCCACAAATTCTAGAAGTAGAAACTTGGATTAACGCTAACTTAACTGAGCCTCAAAAAGTAAATGCCCTTTTATTTTTAGGAGATAGCAATACTCCTGATTTTGTCTGGGAGTTAACAAACAATGATATTACATTAATTAGAAAAAGTTCTGATAGTAGTATATGGCAAAACCCTGATGGATCTACTGCTACCCCTTCAAGTATAGCTGTAAACTACGCTAACGGAAACGTAGGTATAAACGTAACAACTCCTACAAAAAAATTAGATGTAGGTGGCGATGCTAAAATCTCTAATGACTTATTTGTTGGTGGAAATGTAAATGTAACTGGAGAAGTAATTTCTCAAGAGTTAACTGTAACTGGACATGCAAATATAGATAGTTTAGATGTAACTAACGACTTACTAGTATCAGGAGATGCAGTAGTTAGCGGAGACACTGAGTTAGATGGGGATGCATATGTAGCAGGTTACTTAGGAGTTGGTACTGACACTCCTGGATACAGAGCTACAGTTTATAATAACACTACTACAGATTCTTTTGCTATAGTGGCAGGGCAAAACAATGACACTAATGAGTTTACAGGAGTAGGATTAACTGGATTTATTGATCAAAATGGAGCAGTAAAAGGAGGTATAGTACTAGACACAAAAGGAAACTTTGGTACTGGTGATGTACACATACTCAATAACTCTGACTTAGATAACACAGACGCTGATTTAACAGATGCTAAGATTACTGTACAAGCAAATACTGGTAATGTTGGTATTAATACAACTACCCCTTCTACAACTTTAAATGTAGCTGGGGATTTTCAGGTTAATGGCTCTTTAGGTAATGTAAGTATAGAAAACACTGGTGCTAATATGTATTTTAGTAGACCAGGAGTAAGTACTATTGCTAATAACTCCACAATAGGTGGATTAGAATTTAGAACAGGAGCTACTAATGATACTTTAGCTCTTACATTTGATGGTAAAGTAGGAGTTGGACTAACAGACCCAAAAACAAAACTACACGTTGAATCAAGTAATGCATCTGATATACCTACATTAGGTGCTGCTACAGGTAGTGTATTTATAAGTAATTCAGATACTGATCCTGCTTATTATGGATTACAAGTAGGAGTACTTAATTCTAACAAAGCTTGGCTACAATCTCAAAGTGTAACTAATGCAAATTCCCACGAACTACTATTAAACCCTTTAGGAGGTAATGTAGGAGTAGGAACTCAAAGTCCATCTGAAGCTTTAGAAGTAGATGGCAATATAAAAAGTAATGCCTTTATTAAAGATGGAGGAACTGTAGATGAAATACTATTAGCTGATGGTACTGTAACTTCTTATATAGGATTAGGTACACACACCCATGCTAATAAATCAGTTTTAGATAACTTTGGTGAAGATGTAAATGGCTTACCTACTTATAATGGTAATGCAGTTGATACTACTATAGCACAAAGAGATGTTTATGATGGTTTAGATTCAACTGATAACACTATTAGTTTAGCTGCTAGTCAAGGTAAAGTACTAAAGGATGAGCAAGATGCTCAACAGATTTTAATAGATGAAAAAATAGACGGTACTGGTACTGCAGGTAAATTAACTAAATGGGCTGATTCAAACACAATTGAAGACAGCGTTGTAACTGAAAATAACAATAATATAGGAATAGGAGATTCAAGTCCTACTTCTAAACTAGACATAGAAGGTAACTTAAGAGTAGGTACTGGATATAATAATATTGCAGCTCCTACAAATGGAGCTATTATAGAAGGAGACTTAGGAGTAGGTACTTCTTCTCCTACATCAAAGTTATCTGTAGATAACGCAGGAACTAATGGTAATATAGCAACTTTTACTAGTGGAGCAGATGCTGACGGTGAGTATGTAGGTATTACTTTAAATAGTAAAAATAGTGCAGGTGTTGAGTGGTATGGTTCAGAAATAAGAAACATTAATACTGACAGTGACCCTGCTACTTTAAACCCTAGACTAGGATTCTTTACTCAAGATAATAATACTTTTTTACCTGCAGATAGAACTGAGAAAATGTCTATTAATGGTCAAGGGTATGTTGGCATAGGAACTATTACCCCACTAACAGAATTAGAAATAGTAAACGACAGTACAACTTCAACTGTAACAATAACAGGAGGAGCTACTGGAGGATTATTTGCTATGTCTGAAGGAGATATTACAGGCTCACTTGATTTTAAAGCTAACTCTACTGCACCAGGAAGTACTAATGATATTATGGCAAGAATTGCTTCAGTATCAGACAATGCTTTTGGCTCAAAAGGCGCACTAGCATTTTATACTACAGGAAATGTTTCTCCACAGAATAGAGAAGTTGTAAGAATAAATAACGAAGGTAATCTAGGAATAGGTACTAGTATTCCAATATACCCTTTACAAATAGGTGAAAATAATGAAAATGGATCATTTTCAGTAACTGGAGGAGGGCGTGTAACTATTACAGGAAGTCCAAATGCAGATTGGAATAAAGTTTATAGTTTTAAATCTTCTAATGGTACTTTTTATGGTGGTTTATATGCTGATGGAGATGCTGATGGGGCAGTTAATTTTTATACTGTAGGAGGATCTAATGGCTCAGGTTTAGTAGTAGATGATTCTACTTCTAATGTAGGTATAGGAACAACTACACCTAGTGAAAAATTAGAAGTAGTAGGAGATGCTTTAGTACAGGGTTCTGTTAAAATAACATCAGCTACTCCTGAACTAATTTTATCTGTACCTGCAGGTGGCTTAGATTCAAGAATATATAATGATGGAGCAGGTAGCCTTGTATTTGGTAATGGAACTGACTCAGACACGCCTACAGAGCGTGTACGTATAACATCAGATGGAAACTTAGGAGTAGGAGTTTCAAGCCCTAACTCTGAAATAACAGTAGGAGATAATGCATCTACTACTATAAAGCCTACAGTAGCTATTTCTAATATTGCAGATGGAGCTTCATTAACACTTAATGGGCAAAGTCCTATACTTTCTTTTGATACAACATCAGGAGGTCAAGGGACAATATTAACTGATGCTAGTGGGCTATCTATAAAAGATGGTAATCTTGATGCTCACGGTAATGAGTTGTTAAGAATAGATACTAATGGTGATGTAACTGTAATAAACAATTTAGGAGTAGATGGGGATTTTGAAATTACAGGAGAAACAACTACAGGAGATTTATTAGTTACAACTAACGCTGACCCTAAAATAACAATAGCAGACAGTGGAGTAACTGGCAATAATACTACAAGCGGTTTAATAGAGTTTAAAGCTTTAAATTCTGCAGCAAGCAGTGAAGTTTTTTCTTCTATAAATAGTGTAACAAGTGTATACACAGATGGTAATGAAAGAGGTCAATTAAACTTTAATACCGCACAGTCTGGAGTTATAAATACTACAATGACTATAAAAGGTAGTCAAGTAGGTATTAATAATACTAATCCTCTTGTAACTTTAGATGTTACTGGGTCAGGAGCTGTATCTACTAATTTTACTGCTGCTGGAAAAATAGGATCTGGTATTACTAACCCATCTTCTAAGTTACATGTAAAAGCTAGTGTAGATGGTATAGCAGAAGGGTTAGCTATAGAGAGCGCAGACGGTACTAGTAAGTGGACATTAGATGCAAATAATGCAGGAGATTTAAGATACCACAAAAATGGTACTGCTATAGCAGTATTTGATTCAAATGGTAATTTAGGTATAGGGACTGAGAGTCCTGATTCAAAGTTACAAGTTTCAGGTGGTTCAGCTACTATAGGAACAGATGATAATAACTATGTTGAAATATCTTCAAACGTTGGAGGAACAGTTTTTACTACTGAAGCTAATGGTTTTGTAGAGCCTGATATTACTTTTAATATTGGCAGTACTGAAATGTTAAGAATAGACGGTACAACTAGTAGCGTAGGAATAGGAACTGCAAATCCTTCTTCTAAATTACAAGTAGATGGGGGAGTTCAAATTGCCAATGACACAGATACAGCATCAGCAAGTAAAGTAGGAACAATAAGATATAGAACAAGTGGAAACAATAGTTATGCAGACATGTGTATGCAAACAGGAGCCACTACCTATGCATGGATTAATTTAGTACAAAACAACTATTAAATGAGCAAGAAGTATATAGCAGATAAATTTCAAGTAATAGGCGGTACATCTTCAGAGTTTTTACTTGCAGATGGTACAGTAACAACTAATGTTGGAGATGTTGATTCAGTTAATGGTCAAACAGGAGTTGTTGTTTTAGATACAGATGACATTGCAGAAGGAACTACTAATGAGTATTATACAGACACTAAATCACGCAATGCAATCAGTTTAACATCTGATTCTTCATCATTAAATTATAATAATGCAACTGGTGTTTTTACATACACAGATCCAACTGGATCACCAGTAGCAGCAAGTCATATAGAAATTGAAGTACGTAATACAACTGGTTCAACTATTCCAGCTAATAGTGCAGTATACATTAGTGGAGTTAGTGGAAACAATGACTTAATAGCATTAGCAGTTAATACTGGAACAAACCCTGCAATGGGTGTAACAACCTCTAGCATTAATCATAACTCAAATGGTGTAATGATTATTGGTGGTGAAATTGGCAGTTTTAACACAAGTGCGTATTCAGAAAACGATACATTGTATCTTAGTAATACGGCAGGACAACTAACTAATGTTAGACCAAGTGCAGAAACGCAGTTTGTTCAAAATATTGGTAGAGTAGTTAGAAGCGATAATAATGGAACAATAATTATTCAAGGTGCTGGTCGTGCAAATGATATTCCAAACTTAGATTCACTTCATGTATTTATTGGTAATACTACTGCTCCAGACAGAAGGCAATTAACGTATACAGACATATTAAATACACCAACTGATACAGATGATTTATTAGAAGGTACTACTAATTTATATTATACAGAAGCTAGGGTATCAGCTAATACTGATGTCGTTGCTAATACTGCAAAAGTATCAAACGTATCTACAAACATAGCAGTTTCTACTGGAACAACTAGCGTGACAGTATTATCAAGCGATGGAAATAATGGTATTATTCCAGCCGCTACTACAAGTACTGCTGGAGTATTTTTACCAACAGAAAAATCTAAATTAAATAGTATACAAGCTGGAGCGCAAGTAAACATACCAGAAACTGTAACAAGTATTGCTATTGCATCAAACATCCTTACATATACAGATGAAAATGGTACTGATACTGATATAGATTTATCTTTGTATTTAGATGATACAAACCTAGCTAGACTAACTAGTGGTTCATTAAATAGTTCAACAGGTGTAGCTACGTTTACAAGAGATGATGCAAGTACATTTACTATTGATATGTCTGCATTTTTAGATGCAATTACATTAAACAATACTTTAACAAGTACATCTACAACAGAAGGATTAACAGCAGCACAAGGCAAAGTTTTAAAAGACTTAGTAGATGCTATTCCAAATAATAAATTTGTAGATGGAACAACTACTACAGATGCAGTATATACTACAGGAAATGTCGGAGTAGGAACTACTATTCCAACCGCAAAACTTACCATCCAAACAAGTGCTACAGAAGTTGAGGGCATTTCTGTAAAAAACGCTGGAAATACATCTGAAATTTTTAAGGTTATCGAAGATGGTTCAAATAATGGATATGTGGATATTAGGAATAGTAGTAATACAACTACTATACATCTAGACTCATCAACTGGAAATTCTTATTTTAATGGTGGCAACGTAGGTATAGGGACAATGAGTCCTTCATTATCCTATAGTGGTAAAGGGTTACAGATTCAGAATACAGATACTGCTGGATTACGCCTTACTGATACTACTGGTTCTGACTTTGATATATCCGCTAGGTCTGGTGATGTTCTTTTATATGAAGGGGAAGGAAACCCTATTAGAATTGGCGTTGGTGGTAATGAGAAGATGAGGATTCAAAACGATGGTCATGTAGGAATAAACAATACAAGTCCTGATTACGAATTAGATGTAACTGGAGACATTCAATATAGTGGCACTTTATTTAATGGTCCAAGACAAGAGTATGTTGGATCTAATTTTATTAGTGCTAACCAAGCATATAGTGGGAATTTAGTAGGCTCTTACTTTGTAGCTGGAGATTACCAAAAAGTTGTTACTATTATCCCAAGTGGTGCTTCTAAGAACTATCAAATTGTTGGGAAACTTTATGCTCAGAGTGCACAGCAGGTTCAAGTAATTGATGTTGACGTTGTTCTTAGATCTGGGACTTTGCCAGATTTAGCATGGGAAATATATTACAAAGAGGACAATAATGGGAATAGGTTTATTAAACCTTTCTTATGGACAAAGGAAACAACTACCGCAGGTTTTATATTTGGTTTTGAAGTATTAGCAGGTATAACTATATATGGAAGTGTAACTGCAGATTTAATGATCAACTCCAGGAGTTCTGCTGACAAAGCCAACGTTTCAATCAATACAGTTACAGCTAGTGATCAATTAACTATAGACACTGGGTATACACAACGAGAATTTACCCAAAGATCTACTTGGAAGGATGAAAAGTTAGGTATAGGAACTACAAGCCCTATACATAAATTAGACGTACAAGGTAACGCTAGAATAACAGGTAGTTACTATGACTCAAGCAATTCACCAGGAACAAGCGGTCAAGTATTATCTTCTACCGCAACTGGTACAGATTGGATAGATGCTGCTGGTTCTTATAGTTGGCGATTACAAGGAGATACTGGACTTCCTACTTTTATAACAAATAATGCTACTGTAGACATAGCTGGGGGTACAGGAATATCTACTGCTGGGGGATCTACCACTTTGACAGTAAACCTTGATGATACTGCGGTAACTGCAGGTTCTTACACTGCTGCTGATATTACTGTAGATGCACAGGGTAGAATAACTGCTGCTGCTAATGGTAGCGGAGGTGGAGGTAAGTTCGTAGATGGTACAGACACTAACGATGCAGTATACACTACAGGCAACGTAGGTATAGGGATTACAAATCCAGATAAACTATTGGTAGTGTCAGGAGATGGTGCTGAAATAGTTATTAATGATACAGACTCAACAGATAATCCAAGACTAAGATTTAGAGAAAGTGGAGCAACTAGCGCAAGTATTTATACAGATGCAGGTGAGCTAATATTTGACTCAGGCACATCTGAAAAGATGCGTATTGATTCATCAGGTTATTTAGGTATAGGAACTACTAACCCTGGTCATCTTCTTGATGTACAAGCTGTTACTGATCCTTCTATTAGAGTTCGGTCTTCAGGCACAGGAACTTCAGATGATGCTTTAGTTAGAATAAGAATTGGGGGAGCTACTGCATCTAGCATTGTTGCCTTTGGGGATTCCGCATCAAGTACTGCAGGACAGATTAGATATACACATAGTGTTGATGCTATGCGTTTATATACAGCAGGAGCTGAACAAGTACGGATAGACTCTAATGGAAATGTAGGTATAGGGAATACTAATCCCATAGCTAAATTATATGTAGATGGTGGAACATTAGGAGGTACTGCAGGAGATGATGTTGCTTTGCTTAGTTTAAAAACTGCAACTGGCAACACTGATACTTTACAATTTACATCGGAGAGATTAAGTACAGGAACAAATTGGGAAACCTTAGGACAAAAAATACAGAGAAAAGTAGATAGTACCTTAATGGGGTATATGCAGTTTGGATCACATGATAATAGTGGTGGTTTAATTACGTTTGGTAAGAATGCTACTGAGCATATGCGTATTGATGGGAATGGTGACGTAGGTATAGGTACTACAAGCCCATCAGAAAAACTAGAAGTAGTTGGAAATGTAGATGTAACATACAACTTATTCACAGGTAATAATATTACTGCAAGAGCTGCCACTACACAAACATCTATACTAGAATTAGGATCAGGCAGAACAGGAAATGGTTATTCTTATATAGACCTAATCGGAGATGCTACTTATTCAGATTATGGACTTAGGATTATTAGAAATAACACAGGAGCAAATACAGGTAGCGATATTCACCATAGAGGTACAGGTAATTTAAACATAAAGACAAGAGAGGCTGCGCCTATTGTGTTTCAAACTACTAATGCAGAAAAAATGCGTATTACCGCAGCTGGTAATGTAGGTATAGGGACTACAAGTCCTGGTTCTAAATTAGAAGTAAATGGATCTGTAGAATTTAATCAAGAAGGTGATGTAATGTTTTATGCTGGTGATGGATCTAGCGATTACAATTGGGGTATCGGAGATTTTGATTCAGGAGCAGGAGGTGAATATATAAAAAATAATTCTGGTAGAGTTGAAATATATACTGATGGAACACTAGGAGCTACATTTAGAGATGATAGAATAGTAGGTGTTGGTGATCCTCTTGCTTCTCAAGATGTAGCTACAAAAAATTATGTAGATGATAATAAATTTGCAATTACAATTGCTGCAAGTGACGAAACTTCAGACTTAACAACAGGACAAAATGTAGTTACATTTAGAATGCCTTACGCAATGACTTTAACTGATGTAAGAGCAAGTGTTACAACTGCTCCAGTAGGCAGTACTATTTTGGTAGATGTGAAACAAAACGCATCATCTATATTTACTACTAATGTACTATCTATAGACTCTACAGAAAGAACAAGTACAACAGCAGCCACAGCAGCTAATATAACTACAACAGCATTAGGGGATGATGGAGAAATAACTGTAGGTATAGGACAAGTAGGGTCTACTACGGCAGGAGCAGGTTTGAAAATAACCTTAATTGGAACAAAAGCATAAAATATGAAAGCGGCATTAATACAAAAATCAACACAGGAACTAATAAAAAAAGATCAGTATCCTAATTTACAAATGGATCCAGTTGTAGGCTTAGATGAAGATTTAGAGTGGTTATTAATTGTAAATAAACCAATTCCTACTTACGACTCTACTACACATAAATTAGTTAAGTTACCAGAGCAGATAACAAATACACCTCACGAAGAGTATTCATATTTAAATCAATATGTTATAGAATCAGTAGCAGTAGAAATGACTCAAGAAGAAATAGAAAATTATGAAAATCCTAATCAGTATGTTACACTGCAGGAAATTCATAAAGAAGAAGGCATAAAATTATTTGATGAGTTTTTTGTTAAACTAGAAACGGAACGTGCAAACAATAATATTTCAGAAGATGAAATTGATGAGTTAACAGAATTACTGTATTCTAGCATAGAACCGCTTTATAGAGGCGTATGGAGAATTGTTAGCAGCAAATTAAATAAATTAGAAGAACCTACTAATCAAAATTTATTAATTTTATTTAATTGGATAAAAGATAGCGTATCTAATTACATAAATATTAATTATTAAATGAATATAATTAACCCACATAGACACGTACCACAACAAGCAGGAGTAGGTGGTTCATTTGTGGCAGATGGTTCATTTGCTATGGAGTTTACTACTACAGCAGCAAATACAACTGTCTATCTTCCAATTAGGTCAAGTGACAGTAGTGGTAGACTAGTATTTGATGATGGCACATCAGATGTAATTGGAAGTCCAGATCAAGCAACACATACGTTTGCAAGTGCTGGGACTTATGTTATTAGATATTATGGGACTGCTACAAGTTTAGCTTGGGGCAGTGCATCTACTGCAAATAAACAATTCTTAACTAAGATTTTAGATTGGGGAATAACTGGAGCAACATCTGCAAGTTTTAGATATTGTAGCTCTTTGCTATCCGTTGCTGCAAATTTAGAAAGTACTACAACAAATTTGTATTTATGTTTTGCTAATTCAACAGGTAATCCAGATGTAAGTTTACTAGACACTAGTAATGTTACTAATATGCGTAGTATTTTTTCTAATTGTTCAGCAGCTAACCCAGATGTAAGTAATTGGGATACTAGTAGTGTTACAAGAATGGATAGTATGTTTTGGTTTTGTAGATTAGCTACACCAGATGTTAGTAACTTTGATACTAGTAATGTTACTAATATGTATGGTATGTTTTTTTATTGCTCAGTAGCTACTCCAGATGTAAGTAGTTTTGACACTAGTTTAGTAACTAGTATGAGATATATGTTTTATCAATGTGTTCTTGCAAATCCAGACGTAAGTGGGTTTGATACAAGTAGTATTACTGGAAATGGTCTTTCTTCATTTCTTTTTGGTGCTAGAGCAGCAACTCCAGATGTAAGCGGCTTTGATACAAGTGGTTGTACTGATTTAAGTTCTATGTTTCAAAATTGTTATGTAGCAAATCCAGATGTAAGTGGGTTTGATACAAGTAACGTTACTACTATGCAAAGTATGTTTAGTAATTGTAGGGTAGCTACACCAAATGTAAGTAATTTTGATACTAGCATTGCTACTAATTTAAGTAGGATGTTTGATGCTTGTTACGTTGCAAATCCAGACGTTAGTGGTTTTGATACAAGTAATGTTAATAATATGGAGTTTATGTTTTCTAATTGTAGAGCAGCTAACCCAGACGTAAGTGGGTTTGATACAAGCAAAGTAACAAAAATGAGATATATGTTTCGTAGTGCTTATATTGCAACTCCAGATACAAGTGGGTGGGATACTAGTCTAGTTACATCAATGAAATATATGTTTTATGGTGCCTATGATGCAAATCCAGATACAAGTGGATGGAATACCAGTTTAGTTACTGATATGCAGGCAATGTTTCAATATGCTTATGATGCAAACCCCGATACAAGTGGATGGGATACTAGTAATGTAACTAAAATGGCATATATGTTTTATAGTAATAATAGTAACTCCCTAGCTAATCCAGATGTAAGCGGTTGGGATACGAGCAAAGTGACTTCTATGAGACAAATGTTTTATAAAGGTGCTCAATGTAATCCAGATCTAAGTAATTGGAATTTTAGTTTAGTTACAGATTATTATCAAATGTTTACTGATACTAATATAGGAACAACAAACTATGATGGATTTTTAAATAGGTTAAATGCACAAAGAATTACTTATTCACTAACTGGAAGAAACATTTACACTATTCCATCTACATATACTACAGCAACAAGTGGTACAGCAAGAACTGCGCTATTAGCTAATGGTTGGAGTTTTACTGATGACGGTGGAGTATAGTAAAAATAAAAAAATTTATAAACAAATTAATAAATAAACATGACAGCAATTTTAATTACAATTTTAATTTTTTCTTGGGTAGTTTCTATAGCCTTAATAGATGCAGAGCATTTACTAGAAGGAGAAACACTAAACAGCAACTCAAGAGCTTTTAATAGGTTAGTAGTAATACTAATAATAGGACTTGTAAATCCTGTATTATCTATTGCTGTAGCTTTATTAAGCTGGGCTATGTATGACACTATTATAAATGTACTAAAAACATTTTTAGGTAATACAAGCGTAGCATGGAATACAATAGGAGACTCTAGTTTAATAAGCAGGTATTTATCTAAAACTCCAACTTTATACTGGGGTAGTAAAATACTTTCTTTACTTATTGCTTTATTAATAATTTCTAATATATTTTAAATGCAAACAGAATTTAAATGTTTTAATTCAATCTCTATCTTAAACCCTAATGGTGTTGATTTTGGTGGAGTATATAGTTCTTTTGACTATATTGATCTATCTCCTTATGGGGGTAGTACTTTTACTACTGTAAATTCTGATGCAGAAGTAATAGCTGCTTTATCTATTTTAGGAATAGCAGTTAAAATGATAAATAATCAAATAACAATACTAAACACAACTACAGTAGCAACTGACATAATTTCTACGTTAGATCCTGCTATTATTTTTGTTAATGCTGCTAATGCAAGTACTAGTATTACAACTCAAACTAGGTTTAATTTAGCATTTTACGGAGGAGAACCAATAGAGTTTATATATTCTTTAGATGCTTTAAAAACAAGAATAGAAGAACTAACAGGCGCAACAACAAATGTAACTGCTAGTGGTATTTCTTTTGTACAGTACACTGGTCCAGTTGCTAATATAGAAATATCATCAGATCCTATAGTACAATTTTCTTACAATTTAGTTGACACGCCATTTGATAGTGCTGTTTATAACTCTATAGATTTAACATCTTACGGAGGAGCTGTAGTACAAGTTAATTCATTAGCTAATATAGTTACTCAATTTGGATTACTAGGTATAGTAGCAGAAGTAACTGCATCTGATATATCTTTAGTAGAATTTGTAGAAACTACTTATGATGTAGAATTAGGCACTATTGATTTCTTTGATGTAAATGAATTAGTATTTGATAGAGTAATATTTCCTATAGAGTATGGTGGGTCAATTAATATGACAACTCCTACTGAAATAGTTAATAACTTAGAATTATACGGAATAAACACTTCGTTTTCTAGCAATGGTTCTAGTTATACATTTACAGTTAATAGCCCTATAGGAACTGATTTATCTGACCTACCTACAGAAGTATTTACTATACCTGTAGCAATTAATGATATTGTAGAAGATTGCATTACATCAGGAGAAACATTTATACTTAATTTATTAGGTAATGATTCTTTAGGTAATGGAGAAGCAATTTCTCACATTAATGGTGTATCAGTAATAGATAACCTTTCAATAGCAATAAATAATAATTTAACTATTAAATATGTAACAAATGGGGTTATTGAAATACAATCATTTAATGGTTATGTAAGTGATTTAAATGAACAAGTATCTTACAGTATAACAAATAATGATAATCAAGTAAATACTGCAACTTTGCAGTTTTGTATAACAGGAACTCCAGTATCAAATCCAACTACCTATGAGTTAGTATGTAACACTACTTCAGGAATTTTAGCAGTATTAGCTACTGATTTTCCTGCTTACAATGGGCTATCAATAACACACATTGATAATATACCTATAGAAAATCCAGTAAGTGATATAGAATTATACCCTGGATTAACTGTAGTAGATATTATTCCTACTGTTGGATTTAAAATAGAAGTAAGTAATAATTACGAATTTAGTGGTACTATAGCATATACAGCTACTAATGTTTCAGGAAATATTACAGTAAATGGAGAAGTAAACTTTAATGTATCTTCTTGTGATCTCTGTATAGACAACAATATAACTTTTAATACAGATGCTACAGTACCTGGAAAATTAACTTGGGAAACTTTACAAGAAAATAATGTAGACGTAGATAACTACGTTTTACAATTTTTAGATGAAGATTTAAACCCAGCAGAAAATGCAGAAGGTCAAACTATAAAAGTAGCAATGGGTACTTTTTATGATGCAGCAACTACATATGCATCAGATGAAACTATACCATTTATAGCAGGAACTTATACAATAGAAATAATAGATTCAGATTTAGGTAGTAACATTAGTTGTAATAGCTTAACATTTACTACTACTCCGATACCTTGTAATATAGGAGAAACAGGTTCAAGTACATTATATTATCAAATAGGACCTGGAGGAATAAGATCATCGTCACAGTTTAATATAGAAGTAGGAGAATCTTCTAATATTAAATTAACATTTTTTGCAGCTTCTGTCCCTGATGGGTTAGTAATAGAGTACAATGGTAATGTTATTTACCATACTGGAGAGTCTGCAGTTATGCCTTATATAAGTACTAGTGAAGATTCTTTTGAATGTAACGGAATTATATACACTTCATTAATATTACCAGACGCTGTTGTAGCAAATATACCAATTTCTTATATAAATGGAGTAGATACAGCAACAGCTACTATAAAAGGTAATCCGTGTGCAACAAATGTTTGGAATTTAGAAATAAAATCAGAAGGCTGTATATAGCCTTTTGATTAAAACAAGTTATAGTATAAACTATTAAAAAAGTAGTATGTTAAATTACACATCAAATTATATTGAAATTGAAAATGAGTACGTCTCTAAGATATTTAACTCTAAAGAGTTATTGTCTATGAGTATAGAAGGACAGAAAAACTGTTGTACTCCTATTGCTTCACAGAAGTTTAACCTTGAGTTTGACCCAACTTGTATATACGTTGCAAGTTACCAAAACTATGATGAACAATCTAGTTGTTCACCTACTCCAGGGTCAGGCGGTAAAGTTACAGATAACTGTGAATCTACTCCTTTATCAGTTTACTATAGTAATGTAGTAGAAGTTAAACTATTTATAGATGGTGAATCTACAAACATTCTTTCAAAGTCATACCTTATGACAAATGAAAGTGATGTAGCTTTATTAAAAACAGATATTGACTCTTACTTTACTAATAAAGGTATTATAGCTAATACAGTAATAAATGCTGAGTTAAGTACAAGTGGGTTTTTAAAAGTAGAAATTAAAATTAGTAACTTACCTACTAACGTAGTATTTGAAAGTTTTATTTTAGCTAATAATGAAACATGTTATGTAGATGTAACTGCTGAGTGTTTTTTAGGAATTAAATGTAATAAAAATAAGTTTATACTTCCTGCTAATGTAGCAATATCTTCTTTTGTTACAGCTAATGGTACATATACTCCTCCTACTATATTTAATACAGCTTCTATTGAAACTGCACAAGTAGGGTTAATAGAGTTTTTAAATGATACTAGATATTCATTTGAATATGAAGGAAATGATTTAATTATTAATGGAACAGATAACCCTATCTTATATGTTAAGTATAGTATTAACACTACTACTACAGGGTCTTTTCCTAATTGCATAGGATATGCAGAAGATATTACATCATGTAATTATACTGTAAAAATACCTACAACAGGGTTTATAAACTCTCTTACTGGGTATAATAATACAAATAGTTTTACAAGCCCTATACTTACATCTTCTTTAAAAATAGATGCACTAACAATAGCTAGTTCTATAACTGCACTATTAACTACAGGGTCTGTAGAAGCTATACTAGAAGACAATCTAATAGCTCTTACGTTTAAAGACATTGACTTTGTACCTTTTAAACTAGAAGTAGATAATGAAAATTATTATTTCCAATGTGATCAGTTAAATTACTTTGAAGGAGAGTACAACGCAGATTTAATAGAGTTTGTAGGTAATGGATTAAGATTAAAGCCAGAGTACTTGGGTATTATTACAAATGGAGTATATAACTTTACATTAACTACAGAAACCCAAACTCAAGTTATAACAGATTCTTACTGCGTATTTGTAGATTTAGACTTACAATGTAAAATAGCTAAGTTAACAGATTTAGATAAACTAGAAGAAGCTATATTGTTATATGAAGCTCTAAAGTCAATACACGAGTGTATAGACTGCGAGTGTGAGTCTGCATGTGTATTATATCAAGAGCTTAATAATATTTTAAAATCCTATAATCTTGTAAACGATGACTGTAACTGCTAGTATAATAAAAGATAGGGTAGACAACATAAAGAAGAAAAAATTCCTTATGGAGTGTACTAACAACAACTCAAAGTACATTAAGCATTGGTTAGAAAATAGTAACTGTGCAGGCATAGAATGTAAAAAAATAGAAGTTGATAGTTTATGTCCTGTAGAAGTAAAGACAAAAAGAACTATAAAGAATAAAATTACAATCAAAGAAATTTCAAATAAGTGCAATGATTAATATCACAAAAGTTTATGAATTAGAAAATTTAACAGGAGCATTCACTCACGAGTGGATTTTACCTGATTGTGTTACACTTATCTCTAGTGTAGTATTAGATAATACTATTACTGCAACTTTTGATTTTTGTGACAACGAATGCTTACTTAACTTTAACGAAATAGGTTTAAAGATAGTAGATGCTGACGGTTGTATTACTACAATTGACAGTGTGTTTGAAGATGTATGTGCAGAACTACAGTTTACTCAAGGAGGAATATCTCCTTTAGAAGACTGTAATGGATGTACTATAGCATATAAAGCTCCTACTAATGAAGCTGGTATTACTTACGAATGGATAGTAGATTCTCAAATATTTACTACTACATCAATAAACGATAGAGTAGAACTTGAATATGTAGATGGTGCATTTATTACTACTACATCTACTCCTTTAAAAGTAATAGCTACTAATAAATACGGATGTTCAGTAGAAGATACTATAGATGTTGAAATATGTATTAATAACGAAGTTAAATATAACTTTGACATAGTATGCCAACCAAGAGCTATAAATACAAGTTATACTACTTCACCGATAAGCTTAGGTACACCTTGTAGTAAGCCTATAGATTATTCTACAGTAGAGTTTTTACAAGTCCAAAATGGTTTAGTTATAACTACTACAGAAGACTCATTTAAAATATCTACATACCAGATATCTTTAAGTAACAACATTATAGTTGTACCAATGAAAGCTAAAGATTGTGCAGGGTATACTACATACTTTACACTTTGTCTACAACCTATACAGTGTACTGTTATACCTAATATAATACCTTACAACCACACGTTTGGATGTCAAGATTGTATAGATAGAGATAACTTTAGATCTGTAGCTTCTAACAGAGGAGACGGTGAAGATGCTTGTTTATCTAATTTAAGTATTAACTTAGAAGATTTAGTAGAAGGAAATGTAGATTGGACTTCATTTACTTTTATACCAAGCTTAGGTCAAACTTTAGTTACTAGCACAAATATGTTAACTCCACACGGAGAGCTTAATTTAACTATTAATAGAGAAGTACTATACACTTATAGTGGAGGTTTAGTAAACGTAGAGTTTGTTAACTACTCTCTTATAATAGATGGTGTATTAGCTACAGGTAGACTTGAATTTCAAGGTACACAATGTGGCAGTACTCCAGTAGCAGTAGACAATGAAGTATGTATGCTTTCTGATGGTAGTTCTGGATACATTGATATAACAGCAAATGATTCAGGTCAATTTACAGAGTTAATAATAACTCAATATCCTAATGTACAAACATTACTTAACGGAAATTCAATTAACTTTATAGCAGGAGGATTTGTAGGTACAACTGTACTTAAATACAAATTAAGAAATGAAGCAGGAGTAGAGTCTAACCAAGCAGATGTAATTATAACAGTAGCAGATGCTAACTTACCAACTTCTAATATATCTATTTGTTTAAATGATGTAGTAGATCTTAACAGTTTAGTAACATCAGAAGAACTATTACCTTGGTCATTTATAGGATTTACTACTGAAGTTACAGATATACCAGGAACTTTAAATTCACCAGAGTTTATTGTAGGAGATATTATAGGTAATCCTAATGTTGTATTTAATAATGCAGGTATTTATACTTTTCAATTTGGAGAGTCAGGACCTTGTAATGCATTTACTACAGTTAATATAGAAGTTATTGCTTCAGAGCAATCTGTAGATTTAGACACTAGTATATGTGTTACAGATGCTAATACTATTAATCTAAATACATTAGCTAATGTAACTGGAGGTACTTGGACAGATTTAAATCAAACTAATGTACTAAATCCTGACGGTGTAACTATAATTGCAGATGTTACTCCAGGAGCTTATAGCTTTAGATATAACATAACTAACCCAGGTATATACAATGAAACAGGATGTAGTAATACTTTTATACTTACAGTAGACATACAAGAAGAACCTGTTGATGTACCTACACAATGCTTAGTATACTGCTCATATGGTCCAGATCCTGCATTAGATGCAAGCTGTACTACAAATCCTGTTATTGTTAATAATACTGCAACTACAGGGTGTGAGTATGATTTATATACTGAAATGGGATTGCCTGCAGGTAGTAAAATACAGCTATTAACTGCACCTTATACTCCAATATTTTTAAACATAAATGGATCTGAGATGCTGCTTAATGCAGGGTCATTTTTACCAGAAGGTATTGCACTTTGGGATAACGGTAAAGCACCATTAGGTACTTACTTATTTAGAGCTTTCTACGGAGATGCTTGTCCTAAAGAAGTAGACTTTGAAGTAAACATATATCAAGCTTCTTGTGTAATAACAGATACTACAATAGTAAAGTGTAATACAGATCCTGAGTTTAATATTTTTAATGAAATAAACGGAGGTTCTAATTGTTTAGACAATAATTTTACATCTTTAGTATTAATAAGTGAAAATCTTGCGGGAGAAGGAATTCCTGATTATAATTTAACTACAGGAGACTTTAATCCTACAGTACCAGGACAATGGGTATTTACATTTACTTCTACTGTAACAGGAACAGATGGTACTTGTTCAGCATGTAATACAGATGCTACAATAACAATTACTGTAACCCCTTTACCAGGATCAGGAGTACCTCAACCAGGAGCTGTTTGTAACGATGGAGCTTGTGTAGTAGATGTTTATCCTGACATGTTTACACCTAACACTAGCGTTATAGGTATTTTCTGTTATGATGGATTTTCAACAGTAGCTATAGGTACTCCTGGTACAGGAGGCTGGGGAGGTGTAGAACCTACTTTAACACCAGGAGATATTTCTGGTCCATCTTATACCTTTGAAGGAGCAGCTGTAGGATTTTACTTTTTTAGTAATAAAGTTACTGTAGACGGTTGTACTTCTATTTCACAGACAGTAGTACAAGTTGTATCAGCAGGAACTGCAGGTAATGATATAGGTACACAATTTGTTTGTGAAATAGAGCCAGAGTGTCTTATACTAAGAGATTTACTTGTAGGAGAAGACGCAGGTGGAGTATGGTCAGCAGGTGGAGATTACACAATAGCTTTTAATAACTGTAACCCAGGATTATTTATTTTAGGTGACGTAGCTACATTTAATACAGATAGTATGCCAGTTGGCACATATACATTTACATATTCTGTTTCTACTCCAAATAATATATACCCAATTTTTGACGGTTGTGTATCTTGCGGAGGGGCAGCAGAAACAATAACAATAATAATTACAGAAGCAGTATCTGCAGGGAATGGAAGTTCTCAAATGGTATGTTCTTAACTTTTTTAAAAATTAATAATAAAATAAATTAAAATGGCTTGTTCAATAAATTTAAATGATCAATTAACTAATCAATCTACAGGAGGGTATTTTGTATACTTAGGATACGTGAGTACTAGTACAGGTAGTCAAGTACCTGCAAATGGTGAAGATAGTACTTGTTTTGGAATTCAAGATCACTTTGCAATAGCTCCAATAGATACTAGTAACCCCTATACTGAAATTCCTGGTACACTCTTTAGTGTAAATCCTCAAATAAAACTAGAACCTGATGAAGAAACTATTGATTTTGGAGGAGCATCAGCAGGGTTTTATGGTTTTGCATATATTGTAGGAGATAATAATCCAGAAGATGGTGAGTTAATTACTCCAACTGAATGTGGAGATACTACTTGTTTTGAAATAGAAGTAGTTGATAGTCCAAATATGACAGCACCTACTTCGGATCTTACTTTTTGTGAAGCAACTCTTCCTGTAGATTATGATCTTACTGCCGAAATAGGTAATTATATATCTGGAGGTACATGGGCAATAGGAGGCAACCCAGGTACATTAGATCAATCAACAGGTGTTATTACTTTTACTACTCCTGCCGTAGTTGGTAGTTTTACTGTAACTTACACATTATCAGTTGCTGGTGGGCACCATACTGTAGATGAATCTTGTGCTGATTGTACACAAGTAATTTCATTTATTCTTGAAATTACAGCAGCATTAGTAGCAGGTACTGCAACTTCATTAGCAGTTTGTAACTAAAAGTTACACATTAGTTTATATCCTTAGAGTATAACGTAACTTACTCTAAGGATATAACTATTTTTTTCAGTTTAATTATTTAATAATAAAAAAAATACAATGGCGCAATTTTGTTTAAGTAGTTTATTAGACCCTGGCTATACTCCAGGAGGTACTTGGACTCAAGTATCTCAACCTACAGGAGGTGTAACTTTTACTATAGATTCAACTGATCAGGGTTGTTTAGACTCAGTAGACTATACAGGGGATACTTTTACTTATGCAACTCTTTCTAGTTGTTTAACTCCAGGTATATATACTTTTGAATATATAGTAGAAAATGGGGATTGTACAGCTCCTGTAGAAGCAAGTATAGAAATATATGATACATCTACAGAGATTGGACCTGCTGAAGATATATATGTATGTAGAGATGGAACAGAACAAGGAGATTCTGATTATAGTTGGATGTACTCTGATGGTAGTTTTGTAGACAGTGGTAATTTTGGAACTCAAAATATAGATTTAGATACTATTATTGGAGGGTGCGATGGAAATACTATACCTATAGCTCCAGGGGGGGCTATAGAAATATCATATCCTATTGCAGGGTCAGTTCTTGCTTATACTTCATCATCTTTTCGAGTTTTCTTTTTATATTTTAGTACATTAAATATACCAGGAAATCTTACTACTAATGGAATAGCAGATGATAAACAAACTTGTGGAGAATTAACTATAGCTAGATGGGTTATTAATAATGACCCAGGGTGTGGAGTTGAAATAACACAAAAATTAATTATATCACCTATTATAGGTGATTATAGTGAAACTGTAGAAGCTTGTGAAACTTCATTAAATCTTTATGATAATATGCCTAGTGGTTTGCTAAATATGATATCTGCAGCTTGTAACGGTACTAACACACAAAATGGAGGAACAACAGCAATATATGAAATGGTTACTGATTCCTTTTATTGTAATTTACCAGGGAGTACTTTGCAAATATTTTACAAAGATTTACTATCTACTGGTCCTTTCTTACCTTTAGAAACTACTACTACTTGGAATGCTACAGATGGATCAGAAGTATTGTTTCAAGTAGAGTGGACACCAACAGGAACAAATGGATTTACTTGTGGGCAGCCTACTATATTAACTTTTGATAATGAAGACTGTTGTGATCCATCAATTAACTTTCAAATTAGCGGTTCAGGAGTACCTGAAACTTTAACTTGTACTAATTTAAATATAGGAATAACAAGTTTAACAGATGCTTCTTGTGAGTGTGTAGACACTACAGTAGATATAGATTTAGATTATACTGTATATGTAAATAATGTATCTTATATTACTGGAAATATTGATCAAACATTTACGGTTGATGGTAACACTACAGTAAACAATTTTGATATACCAATAGACATATGTGACTTTGCAGATGGAGATTTAATAGGACTAAGCTGGCAAGTTAATACAATAGAATCAGCAAGTGGTTGTACTATTACAGGACAAACTGATTCTAATGGAGAACAGTATGTAACAACTATAACTCAAACTCAATATGAAAATTGTGGATGTTGTATAACTGACGCTACAGTAGATTGTCAAATGTTTTTTATAGAAGAGTCAGCAACTAACTTTGGAGTAACAATAGCAGGAACAAATGAAATCTACTATGCACCTTTATCTTCAATTACTGACCAAGTTAATCAAGATGCATTATTAGCATACTTACTAGCTAACGGATGTAGTGCTGCCGCTTCTATAGAAGTAATAGAAACAGATAGTAGTGGTATTTATTTAAAAATATATAATTTTAATGGTTTTATAGATAGTATAACTAGTGGTAGCAATAGTGGAAACATTTACCTTAGAGAGGCAGATTGTTGTATACCTGTCACTCCAACTATAACAATTACTAACCTTGCTGATTTATGTGACGAACCTATTTGCTTTGGAAATAGAGGTGAAGATTACAGATTTAAAGCCGGTAGTGGGGATTGTACACCTGAGATTGAGCATGCAGTTATTACCTCAGACATTCCAGTAACTTGGACTGTAACTGATACTGTAGGATCAACAACTATACTTAGCGAAGATGAGTATGAAATTGATATACAAATAGGTAATACTGGTGTTGTTATGGGTTGTAATAGTGCAAATATTTCTATGCGTGACTTTACAGTAACAGCAACTAATTGTGATTCTGCTACAGAGGAAATACAAATAGTATGGACTCAATATTTTTAATAATAATAACAATTTAACATGACATGAAAAATATTATTTTTTTATTTATTTGCATAGCTTTATCCTACTGTTGCAATGGTCAAAGTATAAAGCACAGGCAAATGATGGCGGTAGCAACTGTACTACATAACTCCCCTATAGAATCTGAAGACCAATTCAGACAGGCAATGTGTAGTTTTAAAGCAATAGACACTATATTTTATAAACATTCAAATCAGTCTCCAGTAGATGGTTTTAATTTAGTGAAAAAAGATATAGATTTAGCTATAAAAAAAACAGCTATACTTGCTAATAAATATGTTCAAGAATTACCAAGCTCTAGTACTTCAAAAAAATTAGATTTAGTAATTAAATACGAGTACATGGATGGGATAGATGGCACTTTAGCAAGAGCTACATACCCCAATTGTGATACAAGTAAGATACAACATATTACTTTTGATAACTACGACATGCCCCCAGGAAAAAATACTCCTGATAGTTTAATGATTTATTATAAAAACATTAAAAACATAAGCAATATTACTGCTCATGAAATGGGTCATATTTTTGGTTTAAATCATAGCGACGACCCTAATAGTATGATGGCTCCTTTTTATAGAGCTAACATGGGTTGGACATTTGATGAAAGAATATTTTTTGGTCTTAATTTTGGTCCTAATAAATTCATAGAAATAAATAAAACTGATAACTATTTTATAACTAATAACTTTCATATATCTGAATTCTTTTCTAAATGTGTAGGGTTAAATAAACATAGACTTGATAATAAACTTATAATTTTTGCACAAAAGCTCAGAGCTGTTTATGGAAGCTCTATACTAATTAACTCTTCATATAGATACAGAAAATGTAATGATAAAGCAGGAGGAGCAAAGTATAGCCAGCATTTAGCTGGTAGAGCTATTGATATTTCTTTTATTAGTAGAATAGCGCACGAGAACTTTGTTAGTGATGTAGTTAACAAAGCTTATATTATAAAAATTATTAAAAGTTCTGGTATTACAGGTATAGGATTGTACAACTCACATATACATATAGATACTAGAAAAGGAAACTTAGTTGTATTTGATAAAAGATCCCAATTAAAAAGCACAGAATATCATGGAGAATGTCAACATTAAAATACCTATCCCTTATATAGCTGCTAAATGGTTATGGAATTTAATATGTTTAATTGCAATAGGCACTTGTATTTATATATATATTTATATGCAGCCTTTGTATTCTAACTTAACTAAGGAAAAGAAAGAACACTCAATATATAAAGATAGTGTTACATCTAGGATAGATGTTCTTATTACTGTAATAAAACATAAAAACAGCACTATATTAAAATCTGAAGAAAAACTAAAACAATTAAATCAAAAAGTAAACTTAGCTTATACTAAATTAGCTAAAAACAAAGAAGTATTAGATAACATTTACAAACTTAGAGATTCTTTAAGTAATAATAAAACAGAATTTACAGATGAGCAAAGGAAAATATGGCTTAATAATGAGTTTTATCTCAGCCCTAATGCTAGTGACAGCAACAAGTAATGCACAAGATTTTACGTTTAAAAATCCTAACACAGGTTTGTATGAGTTGGCACCGTGGCAAATAGACTTGTTATATAAGCAGTCCGAGGAGCTTAATTTATTAATACTAGAAGTAACTGCACAAAACACTAGAATAGATTTAATGACTACTTTAATGGAAAGTAAAGATATACTAATAAATAATTACTCTAGTAGAATTGCAGATAAAGACATTATAATAGATAAAAAAGACCAACAACTTATTTTAATAGAAGATTTATATAATAATTGCGCTAGTGTACATACTACATATAAAGATGAAATAAAAGCTCTTAAATGGCAAAACTCTAAATTAAAAGTAAAAAATAAATGGTTAGAATGGGGTGGAGGAGTAACTAGTATGTTGTTAGTAGCTATAATAACTAAAGAACTTATAGCAAAGTAAAGATAAAAATTTAAATTTAATAGATTTAAATAATTAAATTTAGATAAGATTTCTTCATAGTCTTTTGATTCTTAAGGAGTTAGGTCAGTTGGTTGATTTAACTCCTTTTTTTTAAAAAAAATAACTATTAAAATATTTGGTATTGTCAGTTATTTTACATATCTTGTGGTCATATTAATAACGTAAATAAGTTTCTACTTACATTATTAAATGTAAATAACTAACTTAATTAACAAACAAACTTAAAATGAATTTAACAGAAAGACGAGTAGAGTTTATAAAAGACTTGATCTCTAACGACAAACAAGGAACTTGGAATGATTACGCAATTAAGTATGATTTAAAAGATTCTAAACAAGCAAATGATTTTTGGAGGTATTATGAAAAGACAGGTAATTTAGCACCTGACTATAATGGTCCAATAGTAGAAGATAATAGTAACAACTACTATGCAGGAGTAGAAGGAATGGATATTCCTGATGGATTTAGAATAAAAAAAGCATGGGGTCGTTCGGGAAGCATGCAGATGTCTCTAGAAAAAATAGAAGATGCTGAAGCAGAGGATAGTAAAATTGAAGAACTTATAGAGTCTCTTAAAATACATTCACCAAAGTATCCTGAATTAGAAGTTAAAGACGAAGCTAACCAAGCAGTGTTATTATCTATACCTGATCTACACTATGGAAAAGGTCCTTTAGAGATAACAAGTAAGTCTTTTAGGACTGCAGTAGCAGAATTAGTAAGCAGGTATGATACAAATACAATAGAAAAGTTTATTGTACCAATAGGAAACGATATATTAAACTCAGATGGAAACAGCAAAGCAACTACTAAAGGTACTCCTCAGCATGATTCTGCTGACGCTTATGCTTGCTTCGATACAGCTTTTAAAGATTGTATAGATGTTCTTTCTTGGTTAGCTACTATAGCACCTATAGAAGTTTATCACATTGCAGGTAATCATGATAGATACGAAAGTTTTACATTGATTAGAGCAGTAGAAGGATACTTTTGGAATAACGATAACGTAAACATTTTAAATAACAAAGATAGCAGACAGTATTGTCAGTACGGAGTTACAGGGTTTATGTTTGAACACGGAGAATTAAAAATGGCTGATTACCCTAACGTATTTGCAGCAGAGCAACCAAAGTTATGGGGTAATACATTATACAGAGAAGCTATACTTGGTCACACACACCACCAACAAACGAAAGAGTTTAGGGGTTTTGTAGTAAGATACCTTACATCATTAGGTGTTACAGACAAATGGCATAAAGATAACGCATATATGTCTATGAGGGCAGCACAAAGTTACTCATACGATAAAGAAATAGGATTTAAAGGTATGCAAGAATACCGAATCAAATAACATAAGTTTGTTAGTTAGACAAGGTTGGACCAAATGTGGTTCTTCCTTGTTTTTTATTTTTTAATTATTTAATAAAACTTATATGCAAGATATCAAAAAACAAATCTTAAATGCCTTTCCTGGCATAGAGCTAGAGCCAATAGCTCATAAATATTACATAAATAATAAAGACTTAAACCTTAATTCAGTTTCAAAGGCAAAAGCAAGATTCAAGAAAAAGACCGATTGGAATGTTATACAAAAAGCAATAGCTAAACGAGACAACAGAACAGTAGAAAGTATTCAAGCAGAGTGGGACTATAAAAGATGGTTAGGAAACACTAAAGGTACTTACTTGCACGAATACATTGAGTTTGCACTAGAAGGAGAAGGATTACCTAAATGGGACAAAGCAGTATTTGATTTACATCCTAAAGATTTATATCTATACTTTGACCACATGAATTATATTATAATGCAAGCTGACGAGTATTTAAAAGACTTTAGTCAGTTTACTTACATAGGTTCAGAGGTAATGATGTATGACTTAGATTACGGTATTTCAGGGACTTTTGATAAGATCTTTGGAGATGAAGAAAGAGGAATATGTATAAGAGATTATAAGACAGACAAGCAGTTTCATATGCAAGATGATCCCCACAAGTTTAGAAAAAACCTTACAGGACCACTTAGCCATTTGATTGAATGTGAGCATGTTATTTATTCCTTACAACAATGTATATATAAAAACATATTAGAAAAGAACACAGACATTAGAGTACCAGTAGAGAATATAGAGTTAGTATGGTTTCATCCTGAAAATAGAACACACAAGGTATATCCTATACTAGATCTTACACATGAAGCACAAGAAATTTTAAATTTATATGGGAGCGAGTACAACGGAACAATTAAGTCTAAGGCAGAAGATATACTTAAACTGCCTAAGTTTTGATAATGAAGATGGTAAGTTTGATTATTTAGTTGGTGAGTTAGAAAGAATAGCTAATAAGTTACCTTACAGTAAAAAAGATGAATATTATAAATCTAGTGATAACATGTGTTATTACAATGATGAATGGAATAAATAAATAAATTATGAAAATAGTTGAAGGCATTAGCTTACTTAGAAATAGAATAAAAAAATTTCAAGATGACAGTACATACTCAAATGAGTATTTATGGAATGAGCTAAAAATATATATAAACAAATATCAGTCACAAAGAATAAAAGAAGCATATAGAACTTCTGACAGATTAAAAGCAGTCTATTGTACTCCTTTGGAGATTGATAACTCACACGATTGTGACTGTGTAGATATAGGTTGTAAAGTACAGAAGACTGTATTTAAAATACCTAAAACTTACTCAGGAAAATATAGAGATGAGATAAGAGTTTATACTTTAGATTACAAAGAAATATTTCCTGTAAGTACTCAAGAGCAAAAAACAAACCAACTAATAGACATAAAAAAAGGAGTAGTAACTTATACATTCCTCAATAGAAAAATAATTCTTTGGAATACAAATACAGAGCAGCTAATACCTGCAATACTAGTAGAGGGAATTTTTGAAGATGAAACTGAATGGGATGGAATTACTTACTGCGATTACATAGAAAATCCTGATGAAGATATAGCTTTAAACTGTTTTAATATTGATGAAGTAGAAATAGGATTAGAAGGAGACTTTATGGCTTACGCAATAGACGAAGCTTCACAATCTTTATTAAGAAGTTTAGGAGTAAGAGAAGATGTAACTAATAATAGAAACAATGAGCTATAGGGGTTTTCATGATTTTTATAAAGAATACCCTTACAAGTGCCAAGAAGTTAAAGTAAATAAAACAATAACTATACCTTATGTAAAACCTACAGATATGGTTTGTGATCATAAATATAGTTTAACTTACAAGGAATACATAACTATATTAAAGTGTATTTTTAAATTTACTTTACTGTATCTTAGACAAGGGTCTAGATTAAATTTACCACATAGATTAGGTTATTTAATAATTAAAAGATACCAAGGCACATACAGAGATTTTAATGAAGGTACAGTCAGGAAAAAGAACTTAGGACTTAAAGGTGGTAAGTTTAAATTACTCTGGCATAGGAAGCATAAAGACAATGGTGTAATGACCCAAAAATGGAAATGGCGAGTATTATTAACTAAATATTCTTGGAAGTATATGTTTGATTATTATAAAGATAACTTTTTAGAATTTAGAAACCTTAACGAAAGTACAAGATGAAAAATGTAAAAATAGAAAAGGTGTTAGCCTATGTTTCTCCTAGTGTCAGGAAAGAAGTATCAGATATGGATTTAATGTTCTATGCTAATACAGCTTTTAAATCATTAGATGGAAGGTCTGATTATGAGACAGTATGCTGCATTCTACCAATAAGAGACCACAAAGTAAGATTACCTGAAGACCTAGTATCAGTACAAAGAATATATTACACAGATGAGTTAGACCCTAACTTTCCATGTAAGTATAAAGTAAAATGTAAATGCGGAGTAGAGCTATGTGACAATGTAACATCTTCTAATAATACTGTAAGTTGTAGTTCTTGTAAAGAAGAAGTAAAAACAGGGTCAGGATTTTCTACTAGAGAAGATAAAATATGTAGACACACTTTATCTTACCAAGTATTTTTAAGTTACTTAGAAGAAGAGCAGAGGTTACAGCCTTTACAATATGTAGGTACAACAAGAGATTTAGTTTCTAAGCAATGTATGAATAGTTGTAGTGAAACATTTTCATCTAATACATTAGGTAATGAGTTATTATTTGATTTAGAGTCTGGCTGGATAAGCATAGTATACAAAGCTACTCTTAAAGATGGTACAGACACACTAGTGCCTGATGACACTAAACTGTTAAGAGGATTAGCTGCATATGCTACAGGAATGTTTTACGAAGATAAAATAGGAATGGATCCTAACAATATGACTATCTCAGTAAATTTCCTACAAAGAGCAGAGACTTTACTTATGTCTTATAGATCAAACAAGATAATGTCTAAGATTAAACTATCAGATATAGATTCTATAGTTGGAAGAAATACTAACGCACAAAGATTAATGAAATATGGTGACTCAATTCATAGAGGGAATAACTAATGATTTTGATCCTAAAGTAAAAGACTTTATATCTTATGCTAGAGGTACATTAGATCAATCAACAAATGGAGACTTACTAGCTAAGTCATCTGAACCTGGCAATACTCTGGTAAAGGAGTATGCTGGGTATTCTTTATTAGGAGAGTGCAATGGAGAGGAAGAAGTATACTTGTTTTTAACAGGAGAAAAAGATATAATACTAGGAGTTAATAAGACTACAGTTGTAGAGTATCTAGTAGAAGACTTAAACTTTAAAGATCCTATTAGAGCTACATTTAGAGTAAAAAATGGTTGTGAAAGACTTATATATTTTGTAGATGGGCTTAATCCTGATAGAAGAATAAACTTAGATAGATTAGATGAATTAATTGTAGATGGTGTTTTCTCTACAGAGAGATTAAACCTAGCAGTAACATCTGATTCTATAGAAATTAAATCAGTAAAGAAAACTAACCTAGATGGTAGTTTAGAAGTAGGTACATATTCATTTATTGTTGAGGCTTTAAATGGTGATTTAGATATTATATACAAAACTAAGGAGTCACTATCAGTACCTGTATTTAACTCCACTAAGGGGGCGACTAATGCAGAAACTACAGGGGCATATAACATAGCATCAGCTGACGTTAATATAGGCGGTATACCTAAAGTAAATGGCTCAATAGAAGTTATAGTAGATGAGTTTCCTTCTACATTTAAATACCTTAGACTAGTAGTATTAAGAAAGACATCAGGAGATGGCTTACAGAGAGATGCAATAAGAGTATCTAAACTGTTTACTAACAATAAACTAATATTTAAAGGTATAACTAACAAAGATGGATTTATAGATATAGCAGAAGCATTAATACCTTTTGTTATTTATGATACATCTAAACAAATAACACAGATAGACAACAGACTAATAAGAGGTAATTTAACAGAGAGTGTATACAATTGGAATACATTTCAACCTTTTGCATCTAAGATAGGTGCTAAGTTTGTAGTAGGAGAACAAGCAGTAGATAAAGATCCATCTACATATATAGACGGAGAAGGCTTTATGCCTGACGAAGTTATTCCTTTTGGAATAAAATACAGATTAAAAAATGGTAAGACATCTCCAGTATTCCCTATCATAGGTCAATGCACTAATAAAGGTTTTGATGGAGATACAGTAAAAGTAGTAACTGATGTACAAGCTATTGTTAATGCAAGGTTTGACATACAGAACAATTTAGGGGAAGATATAGTCGTAACTATAACAGCTAACTACTTGTTAGATGGAGTACCTACTACTAAAGATATAACTATAAATGCAATCTTTGGTAACTATGATGAACTAGAATACTACACAGAATTTCTAGACGAAGGGTTTGTAACAAATGTAACATTTGATTATGATTTCCCTGAGTACATAACAATGATTACTGCATTGCCATTTTTCTTACCTAGTGATAAAACTATAAATCAAACATTACCACCATTAGGATTATCAGGATGGGATACTACAGTATACCCAACTTGGAATGAAGATATGTCTTGGTTTATTACTGAAGAAAGATATAAAGAACTTGCAGGAGATCTTTATGGTAAAACAGATACAGCATCTTTAGAAGCTTTAAAAGAAATACAAGGTCTACCTAAGAGGTATCAAATATACAATACTGCTTACCAAATTAATGAACTAGAAGGTAGGTTTGGATATTACCAAAATGAAGACAATGTATATGAGTCACCTGACTGCTCTGAAGACTTTTGGGGTAAAGACATTTGCGGTAATGATGTAGCAGGTAGTCCAATAAGACACTATAGATTTCCAGACAGAAGATTAATACCTGAAGGTAGAATAGGAATACAGTTCTTTAATGTAGAGTACCCACATGAAGATGTAATAAGCCATGAGTTTGTAGTTGCTAAGTTAGATGAAAACTTTATACTAGATCAAGGAGTAGCATCAAGAATGAGAGGTAGAGGAGACGCAGATAAGAGAGAGTATGGGTTTAGTTACTTAGAAACACAAGGAGAAAGTAAAGACCGAGATACATGGAATGCAGTATTTACCCCTAAGACATTACAGAAAGAATATCAAAATGCAACCTTTATAAAGAACATAGGTTTACATAGTGGTTTATCTTGGTTACAATCTATTAACAATGATGGTACTGGAGCTGGAAGCTTTGATAGTGATTGGAATTATATTAGTAAAGCAACAAGGTACACTGATCTAGAACAATCAGCACAGATAAATGTAAACATAATAACTAATAGATTCCTAGATAGGTTACGTTATGATACTGTAGGTACAGATACTTTAATTAACGTAAGTGTAGCTAATAGTATAAATGCAATAGAAACAGATAGAGTTCTTACAATGCCTGCAGGAAGTGGGTTAGCAAAGATTAGTTTAAATACTTATAACAAGAATGCATATTCTAATCCTTTAAACCTAGAGTATGAAAGATTACACAACCAAACAATAAAAGGTAGCGGCAGTTTCTCTATCTTTAAAGGTAACATATTTAACTCTGAGTTACAGCTAAACAATTATATGTTAGCAAAAAGAAGTGGCTCTTGGTTTAGATCATTATTTGGTATAGGTCAAAGTTTGTTTGCTAGTATTGCTAGTGTATTTTCAGATTTAGAAAAGTATGAAAGTTTCTTTTATAAACAAGGTTTTAATTACTTTGACGGAGACGAAAGTGGAGGCTCTTCAGAGTTTCATAGTGAGCACTTATACAACTTGTTTGTAGATAGTACTTACAACTTTAAATTAAACCATACAGGAGAAAGTAATGCTTTTGCTGCTATGCAGTTAGAGTTTACACCAAATACTATGGTTGAAGATGATATCGAAGGTGGTATTGGTGGAGAAACATTTATTTGTGCTGATAGTAGAGATGACATTCCTGCATATTGGGAAGGAGTAAAAGCTTATTTAAATAGTAAGTTAACTTCTTATGATGAAGAGAACAATGATTTTGCAGTAAGCATGACTCCGTATGGAGAACCATACAACTACAATAAAGATTACAATTACACAGATTTAAGTGCTAGTTATTCTTTAGGGTTTAACTATGACTTCTGTAGTAACTGTTTAAATAACTTCCCTAATAGATATGTGTTTTCGCCTGTATCTTTCTTAGAGGAGTCACAAGACTTGTTTAGAGTTACTTTAGCAAATGATTTTAGAGACATGACTTCTAATACAGGAGAAATAACAGGACTAAATGCTAAAGCTAATAGGCTAGTTATTAACACTACGTACTCATCTTTTGTTAAGCCTGTAAATCCTCAAACCTTACAAACAAATGAAAGTAATGTATTTGTAGGTACAGGAGAATTTTTATCACTACCTGAAATACAGTTTAGAGAAACTAATACTTCTTATGGGGGTAAGCAATATGCTTATGCAGAAAGTAGTAACGAATTTGGTCTACAATGGGTAGATACAATTAATGGTCAGATATTTAACTTTAACGGACAGGGATTAGATGTACTTAGTGATAAAGGTTGGTTACATTGGTTTAAGACTAACTTACCTGTAAAAGGAGAAGGTAGCGTACACTTAAACTTTGACCCTTACTTTAAGAGATTAATACTTACTAAGAATGATGTAGTAGCTATTAATGAGTTTGTAGAATACCCTGCTTTCCCAGATGTAACTAATCTTAAGTCAGCATACTTAAAAGTATTAGGAGTATACTACTATGCAGTAGGAGATACTATAGAGGTAGTTGAATATGGAGATTCTAAATACTTTGAGGACAACTCATTTACTATTTGTTATTCTTTCCTAAAGCAAAGCTGGGATAGTTTCCAACCTTATGTATCTGAGTTAGGGTTTAACAATATAAATAGAATGTACTCATTTAAAGAAGGTATCTATTTACACGAGATAGATAAAAACTTTAATACATTCTATGGTAAGAAATACCCAATGATTATAGAGGTAAGTATGCCTTTAGTACAGACTCAGTTCTTATCTAGTGTAGATTACGTAGCTGACTTTGAGATACTAGATGGTAAAAGATGGGAGCCAATAGAAGATAACTTTAATTACGTATGGGCATACAATGATTTTCAAAGTACTGGTAAACAAAGTATCAATACTATTAATCAAGTAACAGACCCATTTGGAAATATAAATTATAATAATACGGACATTAGCTGTATTAAAACCGATAACAATTTTAAAATAGCTCAACTTTGGGATATTAGTAGTAACAACAATATTTATTCTAACGCCTATGTGGATACAGTAAATGAGTATCCAATAGATAAAGTACCTACCAACATAGAAGATAAAGGTCAATACCAACTATCTAAAGTAAAAGGTAAGTATGTTAAAGTAAGATTGTTCTTTGAATCTGAACAAGATGTAAAAGCTACTGTACATTTCTTAGCAGTTAATAATAAACAATCAATTAGATAAAATGGCAGATATAAAAGATAAAGCAGCTAAATTAGCTAAAGCAAAAGCAATAACTTTTAAAGAAGCTTTAAACTTCTTAAAAGAAGAAAGAGGGCTAAATATAGAAAATTTTCTAGAGTACCAAAGTAAAGTACGTAAGGCAGAGTCTAATAGTAATTACACAGCTGTACAAGTACCAAGAAAGGGGTATACATCATCTCCTGGGCGTGGAGGTTACCAATATGAACTAGACACTGATGGTGGTTCTGGAAGTGCTATAACAGCTCTAAATAGAGCTAAAACATACGCTAAAAGACATAACTTAGTTTTACCTGAAGATATTTTAAATAGTGATGGTGATTTTTCTAAAATGTCTCCTGGATCTCAGGACATGGTTGATTTATTTAATATGAGAGAAGCTAGTACTGGAGATATAGATGCCATTAATAAAGGTGATTATGGTAATGTATATGTTAACCACCATTATGCAGGACCTAAAGACGAAAGACCTAAAAAGCTAGAATACTTTAATAGTGTAACTGCTAATATGAAAAAAGCAGAGTCAACTACAACAGGAGCCCCTCTACCTAAAGCAGCTCCTACAATGCCAACTAAAATGAGTAAAGGTATTACAGAAGCTCAAGACTTTAGAGGCAAAACTAAAATGAATTTAGGAGGTATGATTTCTGAAGGTTTAGGTAAAGCTATACAAGGCATAGGAGCCAAAGGAGCAGCAGCTAAATTAGCAATGTCAGCTAACCCATTAGGAGCTATAACAACAGGAACACAGGCAGTAGGTCAGTTAGTAGGAGGTATACAAAACGGTATACAAGAGTTAAAACAAAGAGATATTAAATTAAAAAAGAATACAAACCCATACGGAATTATGAAAAATGGTGGATCACTAGAAGGAGAGGGCATGAAAAATTACTCAGGACCATCACATAAGAATGGTGGAGTACCTATTAACCCTGACGGAACTATAGGACCAAATGGTCCAGAAGTAGAAGGCAAAGAAAAAGCATATAATTTTAAACAAATTAACCCTGGTAAAAAATATGTATTTCCTAAAAAAATGAAATCTCTTATTGAAGCTATGGATAAAAAATATAAAGATAATAACTCTATAGACCAAGGTACTAAAGAAATGGAACTTGATAAACTAATGAAGTCTAATGAAAAAGCTAAAGCTATACGAGCTGCTAAAGCAGAAGCTGCTATGATGGCAGAACAAGAAGCACAGATGGCTGCAGAACCTATGGCTATGGGTTCAGAACCTATGATGGAAGGAGAGCAAATGATGGAAGGACAAGAAGAAATGGGGTATGGAGGTAATTTAAAAAAAGAAATGGGATACGGTGGTAATCCAAAAGATGAAATGGCTAAAGGAGGATATTTAAAGAATTCTACTACTTATGTGAATAAGGATGGTAAAGAAAGTAAAAGAGGTTTATGGGCTAATGTAGCAATGAAGAAAAGAAGAGAAGGTAAATTACAATTAGGAGGTTTTCCAATTGACTTTTTAAAAGATGGCGTAAATAAAATTATTACAGGTAAAGCTAAAGAAGATGCACAAAAAGTTGTAGGAGGGGTAGGAAAAAGCGGAGAAATAATAAATAATACAACAGTAGAAACATTGCCAAAATTAGATCTAACAAAAACAGTATTATCTTCAGATACAGAAAAAAAAGAAGTTACTCTTCCTAAAACTACTACAAGTACTACAAGTACTACAAGTACTGCAGATAAAGATGCAAAAAAGTTTAAGAACTTAGCTAACGCAAGAGGGTTATACCAAGCAATTAGTGGTCTAGCTGCTAACAGTCCTACTAAAAAAAGGTTTAATGCTAATGCAACTGAGGTAGAAAGATTAACTGATTCTACTATGAGGTTTGATAATGCTAATGAAAATAATAAACTAGCGGCATCAACTGCAGTACAAAAGGCAAATCTAAGAAACATAAACAGAGGTTCGAGTGCAGAAGCAGCTAACTTAGCTAATATAAATGTACAAGCACAAAAGAACTTAGCACAGATAGGTATTACTAAGGATAGTATAATGGCAAGTAGAAAAGCACAAGCAGCTAATGTTAAGAATCAGTTAGGAGCAGCAGATGCAGCAGAACTAAGAAGAACTGATCTAACAGATGATCAAAATAAAGCAGCGTTAATTAATAGAGGTACACAAATATTTGATGATAAGATAGAACTAGAAAAGTTTTTAACTAACAGAGATGTTTCAGATAGAGAGTTCCAAGCTAATTTAAAAATAATGGAAGCTAGATATCCTGACTCTAATATAAAAGAAATTTTTGATACTTTTAAAAATAAAACACCTAAAGAGCAAGAAGAAATATTACTTACAATGAATTTGGGCGGTAAATCATCTAATAACCCTGAATCTAAAAAATAATAAAATATGGGATTTTCAAGATTTTTAAATAATAAACCGCTTGACTTATCAGGAATAAAACAATTTACTCCTGACCTTAATCAAGCTGAGAAAACTTTAGATAGTATAACTACAGGTTACGATGAAGTACAAGCATTAAGTAATGCTATACCTGAATATCTACAAGGAGACTCTCAGGCAATGAGAGATAAGCAAGATGAATATAGAGCTTCTATACAGAAAGCAACTGATGCTTATGCTACTCAAGGAGCTGGAGCTGGTAATGCTTTATTAAGAAATATAAAGTCTACTATACAATCTGATTTCTCTACCACAGGAGAAGTATATGGTATGGGTAATAACTTTAAAGAAACAGAGAAAACTAAAGCAGCTCTTAAAGAAGCTGGAGTATCTGGAGAAATGTATAATGATTATTTAGAAAATAATATTCCTAGTAGTTCTTACGATGAAAATGGTAATTTTATAAGGTACGTAGCACCTGGTTCTTTACCTACAGTACCTAATTACTCAGAGAGAGCTCTTAAGTATGGTAAAGAAAGTTTACCTACAATAACAGAGTTTGACACAGTAATTACAGATGAAGCAGGCAATATTACTGGAATTCAAAAAAATGGTCAGACAGTGCGAACTATAGATGAACTAGTTGATAACATCTCTAATTTAATGGATGGTGACAATGATGTATTTAATTCACAGCAAGTGTATGGAGACTCAGCTGTAAGAATGAAAAGGAAAGCAATTGAAGGAGCTGTAAAATCATATTACCAATTTGATACCAAGACTACTATAAGTAATATAGGAAACTCTGCAAATAAAAATGCTAAAAATGTAACGGATACTACATTTAAGTTTAAATCAGGTGCTACAGTTACTACACAATCTCAAGTAGTTAAAAAAGAACAAATAGTAGATGGGGAGGTAATAGAAAATAAAGATGTATATGAAAATATTTCTAATCTCTTAGAATCAAGTAAAGACGTATCGAAAGATATTTTAAATATAGGAGGTAAAAGTAATGCTGATCAAACTTTAGTTTCTAATTTTGTAAATTCATATGATTTACCTGATGATAATGAACCTTATGCTATTACAGAAATGTTACCATCTGATGACTATGGGGTAAGTGGCAGTAAGAGAGAAATGGGTATGGTTGATTATACTCTTGGTAAGTTAATGCAAGATACAGATGACGATAACCCATTCTTCACAGGAGAAGAAAAAGTAACATTTGATGATAAACTTTCAGTAGCAGAATATAAAAAAGGTCTAGCTACAAAAATGGGTCTTACCGCAGATGAATTAAATAATGAAATAACTAAAGCAGGATTAAAATATCCTGAGCTTGAACTAACACAAGAGTATGACAAACTGGTAGCTAAAGCAGATGCAGTTGTACAAAATAGAAATGGACTTATAAATAGAAAAAAAGCTATAGATAAAGAAACTGAAGAAAAAACTATGGGTGAGCTTAGTTTGCTATCTCAGAAAGTTTTAAATGGTGAAGAAATAACTCCAGAAGAAATGTTAAAGTTAGCTGAAGAAAAAGGTATAGATATAAAACCTTATTTTAAATCTGACCAAGGTAAAACACAAACATTAAATAGAGCTCAAAGTATAGAAGATAGAGCACAAAATAACATTGATAAAGCTCAAGTTAAAGTAGAAGAAAGGAAAGAAAAACTAGCTAAATATATAGAAGAAAACGAAGGTAAAGAAAGTTATAATGAGTTACAAGTAAAAAAATTAGAAGGATCTGTAGAAGGAGCACTAAAAGGTGTAGATAAGTGGAAGAAAATAGCAAAACCTAGATTTAAAGAAGCTAAAGAAATAAGAGATAAAGCTAAAGGTATGTCTGATGACACTCAAGGTATGAGAAACATAAGAGAATTACTTGACAAAACTATTAACGGACAGTATGAAGATATTAAACAAGAAAAGCAAGAAGAGATTTTAGAAAACATGTATGCTAATCAAAATTATGATATAGCAACATTTACTTCTTTACTAAGAACTGGAGAAGGTCTTCCAAATTTACAAGACCCACCTGGAAGAACTGATAAATTAAACAACCTACAAGAAACAGAACATTACCATGCTGCAGGTATAGGAGCTTCAGGTAGTGGCTTAAAATTTACTCCTGCTCTAGATTTACATAGTATAAAAATATTTACAAATGATTCTACAGAAGCAATATCAAAAGAAAAGATAGCAGAAGACAATATAGTAGGAGTATCTTATCGTGCTACTGGTATTGATCCACAAGGTAATTATATAATGACAGGATTTTTACAAAAATTAGAGGGGGAAGGTAAAGATGCAAGAATAATAACTACTGACATAGGCGTTACAGTATATAATCAAATGTACAATGACGACTTTCAAAAGCTTTCTCACAGTGGTAACCCAACTGCAATCAAACCTCATACTGATAATTTACTAAACAAGTTAGCAGCTAGTAGTAATAGAAGAGCAGTAGATACAGGGTTTATAGGGGATATGTATGCTATACAAATAAAAGAAGATTCAAATGGTAAAAAGTCTTTTACAATACACGATCAAATTGGAAAGAAAGAAGGTAGCGAGGTAGGAAAGCAAGTGTATGATAAGCAGCCATTTACTGATAGTTTTGATTTAGCACAGAAGTTAGCTATGATAAGGACTGAAGTAGTAGCAGATGGAACTACAAGAAGCTTAGGACCAGCAGGTACTTATGACAAAGAATTAAAAGTTGAAAACTTAGCTAATTACGAAGATGGATTTGGAAGAGCAACTAATATAAAATTCTCACCAACAGAGTCAATTGAAAGAAAAGCTTTAGATAAAGAGTTTGGAAATCAATTTATTGAGGTTTTTGGGAACTTTAAGTCTGATGTTATCGTTACTAGTATGTTAAGGAGTCTTAACAACCAAAAGAAACTAAATGCAGATTACGAGATATTTAATAAGCAATTAGTTAGTGGACATTTACTTGGGGAAGGTGTAGACGTATCAGCAACAAACGAACTTATTTCTGAGTTTGTAGAAAAGTTTGGAGGCGTAAAAAAGTTTAATAAAGCTTTTAAAGATGAAAAAGGAAACTACAAAAAGGATAGAGTTGAATTTGGTGGTATGAGTATTCTTATACATGGCAGTAAAAATCAAGGATTACATTTAGATATAAAAAAGATTAATAAATAATTATATACAAATATATGAGTTTAGGAGATAGATTAAAAAAAGGAATAAGCCCTAAGACAGGATTAGGAGTAGGGGCTAAAAAGTCTAACTATCAAGGTACTCTTGAAGGTACTGGGGTAGTTACTCAAGCTGATTCTTTTACTGACATACAAGATAAAAGAGCTTTAAATCAATCAGGCGCAGCAGCACTAGGTAACTCTGTAGTTAGACTAGGTGCTAATATTGTAGGTGAAGTACTCGGGGCAGGAGCTAATATGGCTTCTCTATGGAGAGACGAAAGAGGCTACAATGATACTGTGTGGGATATTATGAAAACTGCAGGAGATGATTTAAAAGAATCAGCAGCAGAAAACTTTGAAATTCTATCTACCTCTGACGACAAAGGATTACAATGGTCTGATGCAGTTAACCCTAAGTTCTGGGCTAATACTGTAGAGCAGTTTGGTCCTACTATTGCTATGATGGCAGTATCTATGGGAGGAGCTGGTCTTGCTGGTAAAGGTTTGTTAAACGTTATGAAAGGAGCTAGTCCTAAGATGGCTAAGAATATTCTAACTGCTGAGAGAGCTATAAAGGGAGGACTAACGGAAACAGCTACAGGAGCTAGAGCAATGGAAAAACTTAATAAGTATAAAGGTATTGCTAACACTAGTTCAGCTACAGCTTTATCTAGATCTATTGAATCAGGAATGGAAGCTACACAGGCTTATGATGAGATTAGAGACACTTTAATAGCAAGTGGTAAGTCAGTGGAGGAAGCAGAAGCTTTAGCGGCTTCAGGAGCCTCTGATGTATATAAAGCAAACTGGGCATTAGCTGTTATGGATCTTGCACAGTTTGATATGATATATGGTAACCCCTTAGCTAAGAATGCTGCTAAGACTAGTAAAAGTGGTAAAGTATCTAGTGCTTTTACTGGATTAAAATCTTATGGGTCACAAGCTCTATCTGAAGGTTTTGAGGAAGGTACTCAGTATGCTTTTAGTAAAGAAGCTATGGCAAGTGCTACAGGAGAGCCAACTGATCTAATGGAAGATTACTTTGATAACAATGAATTTTGGGAATCAATAGTGCAAGGTGCATTAGGTGGAGTTGTATTTCAAGGTATAGGAGATTTAGCTAATAAATTCTTAGGGCAGAAAGATGAAATAGAAAAGAAAAAACAAAAACTAACAGGTAAATCTAATACTGGCGATGGTACTCCTCCTGGTGGTACTCCTGGTGATGGTACTCCTGGTGATAGGGGTTTAACAAAAGAAGAAGAAGAAGCAAGAGCACAAGAAGAAGAAAATCTTAGGGCTAACGAACCTTTTGAGGATCCTCTTTATACTAATAATAAATTAACACTAGAAGAAGAAGCAAAAGCAAAAGCAAGAGCAGAAGCAGAAGCAAAAGCAAAAACAGAAGAAGTTACAGACGTAGATTTGTCAAATATAGTTGCTATAGATAAAGGGCACAAAGAGTTAAAAGATCAAGCTGAAGATGCAAATGCTGCTTTAGAAGAAGTGAGTGATAAGTTTGATGGAATTGAAGATGCAAAAGCTAAGACGGCACTTGAAAATAAATTTAAAGCAGCTCATACTGGTGCAAATACTGCATTAGCAAGATTAGATAATAGAAAAATTGAGTCAAAAAATCTTCTAGAAAAATATAATAAGAAAAGAAATACTTTAGATAAGACACAACTAAGTAAAGAAGATTTTGATTTACTTATTCTAAAAGCTAGATTAAAAAAGGCTAAAGAAAATGGTATATCTCCAAACGTAATAGCTGAAATAGAGAGCTCAATTAGTAAAGCGTTAGAAAATCAAGATGTTACTAATGTTGACTTAGCAAATGATAAAGCATACACAGATAATAAGCAAGAGATAAATAAACTTGCTGAGAGTATTAATTCTGATTATCTAGACTATATAGAAAATCAAGATCTTGTAAATAGAATTTCAGATGACCCTGTAAAATTTAGTTCTAATGATCAAAAAGCTAGAGAGGCTGATCGAAAGAATATAGAGGAAGCAAACCAACTTCTTGATTTAGCAGCACTAGAAGCTGTAGCTGAAGGTAGTGATAATGTAGCAGAAGAAGCAAGAACTATTCTTCAGGCTGCTAGTGGGAATGCAGCAAATCCTTATTTAGCTGCTATGGTTAATAATAATAAAGAGTTATTAGCTGCAATTGAAAGAGCAGAAAAGAAAGTAGAAGCTAATCCTGCTTTAAGTATACCTGCAACTGTAAAATTAGCAGAAGATTCAAAGGCAGATAAAGAGACTATAGAAAAAATTAAAGAATCTAAGTCACCAGAAGAAAGACAGAAAATAATAAATGATATAAGCAAAAACCAATTAGCTATAGAATTTACAGAAGATATTGATGATACTCCTCAACAACGTAAAGAAAACTATTATGAGTATACTGTTTCTAAAGATCTTCTGTTTAAAGATGGTAAAGTTGTCTATGATGAAAATGGACGTCCAGTAGAACAACATGATAATTCTTTACCTACAGATATTAATGGTAACCTTACAGCGGAAGGTATAGCTATGAGAGATTGGAGAAATGTAAATGGAGACTCTATTACAGAAGCACATTTAGAACTACAAGAACCAGACCCAGATAACAATTGGAGAACAACAAAGAATCAGTATGTATTAGTACACTACAGATACGGAAAACCTGGTACAGGATCAAGAGATTCTATGGATGGTGTAAACGATAGAATACCTAATAGAATTATTTTAGGTAGAGCTGACAGAAAAACTTTTGCAAAAAGTAATAGTAAAGTTAGTATGACATTACTAAGAGCTGCAGTAAACAAAGGAGAAACTGTAATTATAAAAACTCAAGTAAGTAAAGGTAGATTAAACATAAATAAAAAAGTTAAAAATGATGTAAGAACAGGGTTTATTGCTAGAGCTAGAAAAGTAGGTGAAAATAGTACCTTAGTACTCCGTATAGATAATGTAAAGTTTAATGCAGAAACTAATAAATATGAGCACAGTGCTACTAAAGAAACATCTACAGTAGACATACCTTTACCTAATCATAAAATTAGTGAAAATCAATTCTTTCAAGTTATACCTACAGTAGGACCTAACGGTGCTACTACGTGGGCTACTATACCTGTGAGAAAAAATAAAGCTAAAGATGTTGATAGTGTAATGGCTACTTTAAAAGATAAACTTAGTAAAGCAGAAAAAAATGGAGACACTACAATATCAGTTTTAAATGAAATACAAATAGATCCAGATGTTATAATCTTAAGAAATAACGACACTAATACATATGCTATTAGTAGTAATGGAGTAGAAGAAGCTAGTAATTTAACTCGTGAGGAGTTATTAGAAAATCTAGGTAATCGTACTATTAATATGCGTTTTACACAGATTAATAATAAAAAAGTAAATGGAGACTTAGCAATAAGTAAATTTATTTATAACGATGTTAATCAAGACATGCCTTTGATTGCTAGACAATTTAAAATAGGTACTAGAGTTAATAAAGAAGCTTCTAAAGCAACTAATGAGGTTGAAGTTGTATCTAGATATACTAATGCTGATGTAAAAGCTAATCCAAATAAGATATATGTATTTGGAGATAATACTCAAAGAAAAGGTATAGGAGGACAAGCACAAATTAGGAATAATGAAAATGTTTTTGGAATAGCTACTAAGCTTCAACCTAATAACAGTGCTGCTGCATTTATGTCTGATAATGATTTACAATCTAATAAAGATGTTATTGATTCTGACATAGCTAAAATAAAAGCTGACGGTAGATCAGTAGTATTTCCTAAAGATGGTTTTGGTACTGGATTAGCTAAGCTTAAAGAAAAAGCTCCTCAAACTTATGCTTATTTAAAACAAAGGCTGCAAGAAGAATTTAGTTTTAATAATGATACTGGAGTAGTTTCTAAACCAACACAACAAACTAGTGAGGTTGAAACAATAACATATACTCCTGGAGGTAAAAAAAGACAAACCTACACTGTAAAAGGTAATAAGATTTATAATTCAAAAGGAGTTGAGGTATTTAAAAAAGACAGTAAGGATAGAAATAAAATTTTTGGAAACTTAGCTATACAAAGAGGCGAAGCACAAATTGTTGAACATAAAGGTAAAAAATACCTTGTAAATAAAGACAATAAAATAATGTCTGTAACATCAGGCAATATAATGAATTGGGGAGAAGAAAATGGAAATAGAAAAGCTATTCTTTTAGAAGCAGAAAAACAAAAAGCTAAAACAACAACAAAAACTAGTGAAGTTAAATTGACTTCTGAAGATAAGATAGTTTGGGGACATCCAGGATTAGGTAAAACAACCTTTAAACAAGCTAACCCTAATAATGTATTAGATTTTGATACTGATTTTAAACCAGAAGTAGCTAAAGCTTTAGGGTTACCTAAGAATAAGCAAAACAGTAAAGGTTTAAATGAATGGAGGAAAAATAACTCTGAAGAAGCTTTTAAATCTGAAATGAGAAAAGCTTGGAAAAAAGCTGTAGCAGAGTCTAAAAAAACAGGTAAGATCTTGGTTGTTTCTGACATGATGTTTTTAGAAGAAAATGAAGCTGATTTTGATAAAGTAGTAACTACTAGTAAAGAAGCTTTTAAAGAAAGAGCTACTAAAAGAGGTGATAATACTAAAGGATTAGATTCTTGGAAAAGCAATATAGATAAAACTGTAAGCAGTGTAGATTCTAGCAAAGTAATTAATACTGACAAATACTTTTCAGAAATACAACCAACACCACAAGCTAGTGAGGTTGAAACTTACAAAGGTCTAAAAGTTATTAATAGTTTAGATATAACCAATGAAGAAGGACAAAAAGGAGCTGCTCAATATGATAGAGTAAACAATTTAGTTAAAGTTAATAGAAAACTTTTAACAACCAAGTTTAAAGAAAAAGCTTGGACTAATATGAGAAAGTTGATTGAAACTATTAATGGTGAACAAGTTAAATCTAAAGCAGAAAACTTACCTGCAAATTCTTTTAATACTTATAAAGAGTTTGAGATGTTTGTTATAGAACATGAGTACCAACACAGTTTATATTCTAGAAAAGACTTTAATAAAGAGTTTCCTGACGGAACTAAAGGGGAATATGAAACTGCTATAAATAATAGAGCTTTAGATTCTTTAGCACAACAAACTAGTGGGGTTACTAAAGAGGTATCTGGAATGACAGCATTGCGTGATAATGTTGTTGATAATTTAGAAAACAGGTTTATTCAATTTGAAAAATTAATTGATGAATTGCAAATTGAAGATCAAATATCTAATCAAGTTAAATCAGGTCCTATTATAGCAGCTGGTGTAAGCAGAAACAAACTTGTACAGTCTGCTTCATTATTAAATATGAATGATAATTATAGACATAATCTTAAGCAGATATTCTTTAATGATAATATCAATACATATTCAATCAATGAAATTTTATTAGGTGATCAAGCTGTATCATTGAAAGATGCTGTAGATCAAATTAAAAGAGCTAAAATGCAAAATGGTGCTTACTATAGTGCATATTCTGCTATCAGTGCTCCTAAATTTGGCGTAATACATCCTGTAGAAGATATAAGTTTAGTTGCTCTAGAAGAACCAAAAGATAATGGAATTGATATTGCAGATGCTCAAATGTATATGACTACAAAAGCATTTAGATATATGTGGTTTGGCTTTGGTAAATTGACAGCTGCACAAGCAGAATTAATTGATAGAATAGAAACATTGGAGGATATAACACCTGATTCAATATTTGGTAATGAACAAAATCCTCAAGGTTATGCACAAACGCAATCTTTATTAAATTCTAAGAAATTGGTTTATGGTGATGGAAGTACATTTCTTAAAATGTCAGCTTTTACATTAACTCCAGGTTATACCTCTACATGGGATTCTGATTTAAAGATGTGGTTAGCTAAGCCTGGTATGGAAACACTTCATAATTTAAGAGTAAAGTTAGAGGCTATTGAAAAAGAAAAAGAAACAATTGCAATTGCTGCGCCTTTGTCTGCAATTAAAATGAAGAAACAACGTGTTAATCTTCTTGAAGAGCTTGAGGATACTAAACCATTTACAAATGGTTATACTACATTGAATGCAAGGTTTATGGGTCTTCAACAACTTAACCCATCAAATAAATTAGAACAAGTAGATCCTACACAAATTAAACAAATATTGACATCTGAACAAGATGATAGCCAATTTGTACCAGCATTAAATATGAATATAGGACAAATTAAAGAAGCCTATAATAATGCTATATCACAAAGGGTCAGCATTAAGTTTAAAAATAAAAGAAATTTAATATTTACTTTTGATGGGGCAATGGATGAGATAACTTTATCTAAAGAACAAGGTGATGTTACACCTAAGCTTGCTGCATTTTTACAATATGCATTAAGCGGGTTAAAAGCATCTCAATCAAGTAGTCAAATACTTGAGTTCTTTTCAATGACAGATGGAGTTCAAAACTATAATTTAAATAATCAGATTACAGTAAGAAAATTTGAGCAATTATTTTTAACATACTTTAGTAAAGGAGTCTTTTCAGAACGCACACCAGGTTTGGGTCTTACATTAGTATCAGACTTTGGTAATAAAATATATAGAAGAGTATTTGAAATAGAAGATGGTGTGCCAGTTAGGTCTGAAGTATTAAGAAGAGGTGCATTTAAAGGTGATCCAAATGATTTATTTAACATTGATTCTCTGACTCAATCAAATATAGGAGCTGAAGGTGTAATTGTATTAGACAGATTGAGACACGGGGTTATGGAATATGACTCTAATGGTAAACCAACTGGACAGAGATATACTGAAATGATGATGCCAGCACATCACTTATCTGTGGCAAAATTAATTCAAGATTCACCTAATGATGCAATGCCTGATGTGATATCTAAAATGTTTGGTGTTAGAATACCTTCACAAGATAATCATTCAGCAATGAATATTAAATGGGTTGATTTTATGCCATCTTATTACGGTTCTTCAGCTATGTTTGCAAGAGAGCTTATTGAAGTATCTGGAGCTGATTTTGATATAGATAAAGTTTTTGCACAGTTTAAAGATTTCTATGTAAAAGATAATAAGTTTTATGAGTATGGAAATAAAAACAGTTTAGAAGAAAACTATTCTGACTATGTAAGATATGTAAATGATAAAGTTAATAAATCAGGTACTGTTTATTCTGAAGCTTTTCTGACATACGATGAAAACTTAGATGGTGCAAAATTAGAAAATAGTGCAACTAAATTAGAAGCAGAAAAGTTTTATAAGTTACTTAGTAATCTAAATATTGTTACAGATGCTGGATTGGCTGAGAAAAGTTTAAAAGCATTACAAATATTAGGGTTACCTATTACTGAAGAACAGTATGGTGAGTACGTGCAAAAGTTTGGTGAACCATATGTGGCTCCATTAAATAATAAAATACTTGATTACAAGTATGCATTATTAGGTAATGACGCTGTAGCATCAGGAGAAAATCCTATTTCATATTCACCAGCTGCATTAGATATACTTGAAAGTACATTGTCAACATTAGCTGAAGAATCTAAGTTGTTTGAGAACAGAATGCTAGAAGATAACATTGATGTAGATAATTTAGTAGGTAAAATTAAGGCCTTTAAAGCTAATAAAGGAGCTTCTATTGGTGCAGCAGTATTACCTAATTTATATCTTAGTTTACTAACTGAATATGGTATTGATTTAAAAACTCCAATTGTTTTAAACGGTGTAACATACGATTCATTTAAATATACAAAAGAGAATAAAGATAAGTCTAATCAAAGAAAACAAGACACTATATCTTCTCTTATTACTATGGCTACAGATAATGCAAAAGAACGTTTGTTTTCTAAGCTAGGTTTAAATAAGCATGCATTAGGTATTGTTACAATGATGACTTCATTAAGTATACCTATTAGAACATCTATCTTGTTAATTAATAATCCGGTTATACAAGATTTATATTCTAAAGCATTAAATAAAAAAGACAAGTTTGATCCTGGTATTGAAAAATTAGTAAGTGATAAAATAGACGAAATAATTTTTCAAAATAGAGAGTTTAATTTAAAAGGTGTGTCATTACCAGTAAGTGATAAACTGTTATTAGAAAGTATTGATTTTCCTGGAGAAGTAACTGATTTAGAAAATATAAGTATATTATCTAAGTTTAAAGAATTAATTACACTTGGATCTTTTACAGAAAAAATGAGTGCTCCTACAAGTCTTACTAAAGGGTTAGGTAAAGACATGGCAGCTGTAATGAAGAAGAAACAAGATATAGCAGTCTTACTTGATGTTGATGCACCATTGGATTTAAACAAAATTTATAACAGTAATACATGGAATAGTACATATATAAATTTATTTAATGAGTTAACAGAAAATTTATTACCTGAAACATTTTTATCAAGTGCACCTGTTTTTCAAGAAATATTAAATGATGTAATTGATAATGTAGATTCACGATCTAGCACACTACAATCAGAAGACATACAAAATATTTCATTAGATCTTTTATCTTATTTAAATATAAAAGGATATCAGTATAATTTACTACAGAATGGAACATTAAATGAAAAGACAATAAGTAATGAATTAATATATCCTGGTTCTAATAGATCTATAGTAGATGTAGTAAATAATATAAAAACCACATTGGAGTCTAAGAATGAAACAAACTTTTTTATAGATAACTTTGTAACTCCTTTATCAGCAGATGCTGTAGATAATAACTCAGGATTAAATTTAGCAGTAGCAAATACATTTAGAAATTTATCTGCATTGCAGAAAATAGATTTACAAAGTGGGTTTGCAAAGCTTTTTGGATCTCTTGATACTAAAGATGATGCACAAACAATACTTAATTATATTATGGCTAAAGATGGGCTTCAAGTTGGATATCAAAGTTTGTTAGAAGCCATTGCTCCATTTACATTAAATAGATTTCTTTCACACATTAATACTGTTGAACAAGCAGTAAGAGGGGATGTTTTTTTTGAGTCTGTGTTTGGACTATCCAAAGATGAATTAACAAAAGAATTTACAGAAGGTTTTCTTGAATCTAATATTAATGGTTCAAAGCTTTGGACATTTGAAAGAAATGCAATAACAGGTAGTCTTAAGGCAGGTGTATCTGTAACAGACAATGTGACAACAGTTAATTGGAATACAATTGGTTTAGAAAGAGATGCTATACCAAACTATGTTAGGATTAAAGGTATCTTAGGTGAAATTAAAACATATAAATTAGATAAAGAATCTAAAAAATATAATGAAATAGATACATATGGTTCTAATCAACAAACAAGCATTGGTTTTATGTTTGGTCCTAGGCCTACTTACAAAGAAGTAAGAAACTTTGTTAAAGCTAAGAACGGACAAACTCAAGAAGACCCATCAGATATATTAGCTTTAGTAGATGATGCTTTTGCAATACAAGAAGAAGTTTTAAAAACAGACAACGTTAATATTAACGCAACTGAAAATAGTATTGAAGTGCAACTTGATCCTGAAGCCAATATGGTTAATCTTGCTAATACAGCATTATTATTAGAGCAGCTTGGTTTAAATAAAGGTGCACAAGACGAAAGTGAAATGGAAGCTAATGTAATAGATAATGTTGATACTTCACTTCCCCGGGAAGGTGAGGTTGGCGTACAGTTAACTTTAAACTTTGAAATGGATCTGGATGAGCAGTTTCCAACTCTTACAAATTTTTGGGATACTAACATACAAGGAAATAAAAAAGCAATGACAAAGCTTAGAGAAAATAATATACTATCTTTGGATGACTTTATTGAAGAATATAACACAGGGATTTATGAAAGTGAAGAAAGTTTTCTAGATCAAATTAAAAAATGTAATTTATAAGCTATGGCTAGATGTCCTAATAAAAATACTGCAGAATATAAAGCATTGCAAAATGTATATATAACTGAGATTGCTACTAATAATATTATTAATCAATGGCAAGACCTTAATGATGTAGACACATTCCCTACTGCACTAGAGGCATCTGAATTTGTAAGTAATCAAAAATTATTATTTTCTTTAAAACAAAAAGAATTTGGAGATAGTCTATTAAACAACCTAAGAAGAGAAAGGATTGGTCATAGTTTTCAAGATAATTTTTACATAAATAATTCTAATCCAAACACGCAACAATACGATGAGTTTTACTTAAACTCTAACTTAAAAAGATTACAGAGATATTTATCAATAAATAATATTCCTCAAAGTAGAGTGACTATTGAAAGAACATCTCAATCATACAGGGTTACTGTAAATGAAGATTTGTTTACTAATAAAGATATTATTGAGTCTTCAAGATCATGGGATTCTCCAAGAGCAAGAGCAGTGGTAATGCATCTTAAAAGAATGTTTCCTCAAGTAAATGTAGAAATGTTATCAGTAAGAGATGCAAAAACTCTTTATGATAATATGCCATCTTGGAAAAAGAATAATGTATCTTTTAATAATGTAAAATCATTTTATGTAGATGGTGTTGCATATTTAATAAAAGGAAGAGTAACAGATGAGATAGCTATAGAAGAAATTTTACATCCGTTTATTGATGCAATAAAAGTAGACAATGAAGGTTTGTTCAATAATTTATTAGCTGAAGCAAAAACTAATTTTCCAGAAATGGTACAGCAAATTTCTGATTCATATAACGAAAACGGAGGTTTTAATGAGAATGATAGAAATTTAGAGATAGTTACACAAGCATTGTCTAGACACTTTAAAAAAGAATATGAAAATACACCTACAAATAAATTTTTAAATTTAATTCAGGATGCTCTAGAATGGTTAATGAATGTAATAAATAATTTAAATCAATATATTACAGGAAGATCAATACCTGTATCTGCTATAAATTCAGATACTAACTTTACTGATCTTGCTAAACTCTTAAATACTGAGGGCATTCAGTTTAAACTAGAGAAACGAGTCAATGGAAAAATAAGATATAACCTTTCACCTCAAAAGCAAAAGGCTTTAGATATCCAAAGGAATTCAGCAAATGGTGTACAAAAAATTATATTAGACAAAATGTTTCATGTTGCACAGACAACAGAAGCAAATGTAGATTTTTTATCAGCCAATCTAAAAGATACGTTTGATGGATCAATTGTTATACTTAATGAAAAAGATCATACATATTATAATATAAATACAGGAGAACAATATACTTCTGTTACAACAAAGATAAAAGGTAAATTAAAAAATCAAGAAGATGTACAATTAAATCTTGATATAGGTAATGATGTAGATGCTTTGTTAGATGCTCTTATTGCAGGGGAAACTTTAGATAGTGTAAATTTAACTATACTCAGTCCTGAAGTTGCTAGCCAAGCATATAATGAATTGGAGAGCGCTGTAAAATTTTTGATGCCTGAAGACAGTATTGCACTATCACAAGTAGTTCTTTTTGATGATGCTACAAAAACTGCTGGTACAGTGGATTTAATGATTATAGATGCAAATGGTGATATTAGGATATCAGATCTTAAAACAAGCAAGAACTCAATTAAATCTAGATTTGTGTCACAGAAACTTGGTGTTCCAGAATTTAAAAAATATGATAAAAATTGGGATCTAAGTCCAGAAAGTGAATTATATAAAAAAGGAGTACAGACATTATCTACAAGAGAACAACATAATTTACAGGTTAACATCTATAGAAGGATGGCTGAAAACATGGGCTATTCAGTTTATCAAGGTGATTTTGCTGCAACAACTATACATTTTGTAGCAGATATTACAGGTAAAGGTAAAAACCAAAAGTTCAATGGTAAAATAAAAGGTGACGGAACAATAATTCATCCGCCTGGTCAGAATAATGACATGGTAAATATGATTGTTCCTGAGTCATTAAATGCTGAAGCTAAAACTAAAAAATTAAAAGATGCAGTTGCTGATCAATATAATGCGCCTTTTGTACCTGAAAATCAATTTGAGAAAGAAGAAGATACTTCACAGAATGAAGATCTACAAGATTACCCAGAGTATAACACTGTACTGGGTGCACTTGAAAGTTATAGACTTGGTTTGATGACAAAGCTAAAAGCTTTAGAGTCTATACGCAGTAGTGTATTTATGGATAGAAGTACAAAGGACATGAAAGAAGACATTGCTAGTAACCTGGCATATATAGGTATAGCAATTAGTGAAGGTCCCATTTCTAGATCTCAAGCATATTCTGCATTAATGATGGATGCTTTAAAACAAATAAAAGCTTTCACAAAATATATTGAGGATCCTGCTAATTTTGCTGATCCAAAGTTTATAACATATGTAAATAATTTTGATAGATTTATTAAAACCTTTGAAGGATTATATAAAGTTGAAGGTGATGGTGCCGGGGAACTTAATGCAACACAAAGATCTTTAGTGCTTTCATTAACACTTGCCTTAAATAAACTTGCAGGTAGTACTACAGATGGAACCGGTCTTATTAGTGAGGCCCAATCTAACTATGTAATGGAACAAGTTAGGCTCAAATCTAATAATGACTTTGGTGGAGTAGGTAGTGCTTTTAGTGAACAAGATTTAGTTGACCTTATAGAAGGTAACGGTGTTTCAGATATTGACAAAATGGATCTCCAAACTAAAGATATGGCAACATCTCCAAAGGTATTGCTTGCTGTGATGGATAAAATATTTAAGGCTAAAAAACAAAGACTGCTGGATAATGTTGCTCAAAGAAATCAAATAATAACAAGACTATCAAATAAAGTATTAAAACTTTCTTCAACAAACGATAGACAAAAGATTTATGATTTTATGCATGAGTCTGATGGTAGATATGTAAAACCTGTTGGTCAACAGTATAATGACTTACAAGAATCATTGAGAAGTGTTCTTTATGATAATGATGGTCATCCTTATGTTTATAATGATATTACTGACTTAGATAGTGCTTCCCAAGAAGATATTGATTTTAATATTAAACTTGCTAATAACAAACGTGCATTTGGTGTATTCTTTAGAGGAGAAGAAAAAGATGAAGATGGAAATTTAGTTGATGGTATGTATCATAAATACTCTGATGAGTTTAAGGAAGAGAGAAGAAAGTATGAATATTGGCTTCCTGGAAGTGATAAAAACCCTTTTGGGTCTTGGAGAAGAAAAGATTCAAGAAAAGTTTCAGATACAGAGTATTCCATATATCAAGCTAAGTTTTATGATTCAGTAGATTATACTAAAGCTCAACGTGATGGAGATGGTAATGCTACAGGAGTGATAGTACGTGGACAAGTGTTTAGAGCAGTTAAAAAACAGTATGTAGATATTCTTCTTACAACTAGGGATGGAAGAGATATGGCTAGTACAAAATATAGTCTTATAATGAATCCTACTGATGCATTAGGTCAGGCACAGAAAGAATTTTATGAAATGTACATAGATGTATTTGAAAAAGATCTATTAAAAAAATTACCAGTTGGGGTAATGACACAAATGTTAGGTAGGACACCTTTAGTAAAAAATAACTTTTTAGAAGACTTAAAGAAAAAACCTAGCTTCTTTAGTAAAGCCTATGCTAAAACAATAGGCAGTGCAGCATGGGGAGCTTTTGATTCTACATCACAACAAAGAGGTGTAGTTACAGATGAAAACGGCAATCTAATAAGTTCTTTACCTGTTTATTATGTAGGTAGACCTAGATTGCAAGGAGAAGTTGAAGAAGTTCAGAAACAAATAAATACTTTACAAGATCAAAAGAAAAAGGGTAAAATTGGACCAGACGCATACGCAAAAGAACTTGCTGCTTTAAAAGGTAAAAAAGCAAGACTTATGAGTCAACCCACTACAAATCAAATAAGCAGAGATTTAGGAGATAGCTTAATGAAGTTTAGTGCAATGGCTGAGAACTATGAAGTAATGGGCACCATAGAAGATACTCTTAATGCATTTTTGAAAGTAATTGAAAAACGTGAGTATCAGCCTGCAGATCCAACGATTACAACAGGTACAAGAATTGATGGTGTATTTAAGAAAAGAGGTATTATTAAAGGTAAAGACTCACTTATGCTAAGAAAGGCTAAGAAGTGGATGTCAATGACATATTATGATGAGGATACAATGTCAAAAGGTACTGTAGATAAAATAGCAGATGGCTTAATACAATTGTCTTCTCTTTCTTATGTGGCATTTAACCCTTTTGGTAACTTTAATAATTATGTTATTGGTAGAATAAATAACAATATAGAAATGCTTGGCTCAAGATTCTTTAGTAAGAAGGCATATAGAAGAGCAACTTGGGAATTTAATAAACGAGCAGTTCCTGATTTAGTTCAAAGATCTTCATATGTTGTTGGAGATTTAGGTGAAGTATTAACTTTTGGTTTAGTGAAAGGAGCACAAAACTCTACATATGATGCTAAAAAACCTAATAGTAAATATGAAGCCTTTGTTGATTTGTTTAGAATGATGGATAGTATGTCTGATTTACGTGAACAATCAAATGCTACTGATCAAAGTAAGAGTTGGTTTGCAAAGGCAACTGAATGGGGATATATACTCCAAGATGCAGCTGAATATAATGTTCAAACTAAAGTGGGTATGGCCATTTTAATGGACACACAAGTAAAAAATAGTGTAACAGGAGAATCATTATCTCTTTATGATGCTTTTGATTATAATTCTGAAACTCATGAGAATGTTTTAAAACCTGGATTTGATACTGTTATCAAAAGAAATGGTCAAGAGATACCTTATACAGATGAGTTTAGGTATGAAATAAGAAATGAGATTAGAGAAGTTAATAAACAAATTCATGGTAACTATGCTAAAGAAGATAGAGTGGTTATGCAAAGTACTACTATAGGTAAATTAGCTTTTCAGTTTCACAAGTGGGTTGCTCCAGCAATTAGAGCAAGATACCAAAGGGAATATTTTGATCAAAACTTAGGTTGGATGGAAGGTAGATATATATCTGCATTTAAATTTTTAGCATATGTTAAGAGTGAAATAGTAAAAGGCAATAAAGAATTTTCTGGATATTCTAAAGATTTTTTAGAAACTTATGGCTATACAGGAGAGGGAGGAAATTTAGATCAAAGAGCTACAAATAAATTATATGGCTTTTATAGAACGATGGGTGAAATAGGGATTATGTTATCTACCTTTGTTATTTCTCAAGTATTACAAGGTCTATTAGCGGGGGAGGATGATGACAGTGATATAATGCAAAGGTTCAAAAACATTATGAAATATCAAGCAGATAGAACATATAAAGAACTTGTAATGTTTACACCACTTCCTGATGGACTTACGCAACAATATCAAATGTTTAAATCTCCTATAGCAGCTACAAGAACTATGGGAGAATTAGGTGAGGCATTGTCACTTTCTTTAACTACTCCTTTGGCTTATTTATATTATACTGATGAAGAATTCAAAGCTAATTCAAAATATGTATATCAACAGAGACCTAGAAAAGGACAACTTAAAGTATATAAAAACTGGAAAGATGTAGTTCCTATCCTTTATTCTATACAAAAGTATGACGCATATTTAAGAATGAACAATTACTTTATAAAATAAGACAAATTTGCAGCTTTAATATTAGTCTTATTCAGTTGATATAATTATATTATAGTATAAACCTCTAAGTAAAAAATAAAAAATGCAAACTAAAATTACATTAGTGGTACTATCATCATTTTGTACATATCTGTGTACATATTTCTTAAATTTATCAATGGA